TGATGGACAAAAACAAACAGTCAATCATATCTATCACTTCCTGCGTGACCTGCTTTATAAGTATGATACGGGAGACTTTCTATGTAATGGAATGAAACCCTCACAGACAGACTTAAAGAGCATGATACGGTACTTAGAGACTAACTTCCCTCCAGACATGCTGGAGCATGAAATGGGAGATGAAGATGAGGAACAATTAAGGTTATTTGAAAATGAGGGTGGCTCTACTTACTCAGAGCATATGCAAGATAACCTAGAGCCTATAGATGATTCGACAGCAATGGTATCAGGCTGTTGTGCTGTGAAGATTCTTGATGGAGATATTTGCTCTGATTGTAAAGAGCATTGTGAGCCTATTCCAGAAGGAGATGAAGATGGCTAACTTCTGTTACGATTGTACTAAAGATATTCTTGGTGTAGACCCAACATGGAATGACTTTGCAAGGGGCAGCACGATTCCAGAAGATGAGTTCTGGAAGGTATTGTGTGAGGGTTGCGGGGTAGTAGTTGTAGACAGCAACGGAAAGAAAGTTGATGATATGCTCCTTAAATTTTCACCAAGGATAGATGAAGATGAAAATTAGATGCCCAAGATGCGACACTTGTGGATTTGAAGAAGATGAAAACTATGAACATTCCACCTGTTCGGTTTGCTTGGGGATGGGATCACTAGAGATACATGGGGAAGATGAAGAATAGAGTCATTTTATTCTTGACTTTTTCATAGCAACATGGTATAATAGAGTATGGTGGTAGATTTCTTTTTATCAACAAGGAGTTCAGTATGAACTATCCAACTTATAGTAACTATAACTACTATTACGCTCCGCAAGGAGTGTACTACAGTTATTGGGGGTACTATCCATATTACGCAAGTAGGGGAATGTAAAGATGCTTAAATCTGTTGCAATAGACATGAATCCCCCATGCTCCGGCGAAATGATAGAGTATGTCGTCATCGAGATAGAGCATGAGGATGGACGCTGTGAGCATCTGTTCTTTGATGAAGAAGAACTAATTAATGCTGCTGCGTTGGCAGAGAAAGGCTGTTTACATGATTAAGAAAACTGTAATAGTTAACACTCCCGCCACCAATGAACCGCACCTACAGTACCTGACCATAGAGTTTGACGATGGAACATACGTCAATCTTGATGAAGAAGAACTAAAGAACGCTGCTATACTGGCAGAGAAAGGGTGTTTACATGCCTAAAGTAGAAGGAACATACTCACACAGCATGACTAAAGAAGAAGCTGTGGACGCATCTAAGAAAGCAATAACCAAGCTGTTTGCTTCTTTTGAAGCCACAGATACCAGCCTTGTCTCTGACGGTGAAGACAACGTGGGATTTTCCTGTCTCAGTAGAGGTATGAAAATTTCTGGAAAGATTACTGTCGGACAGGATGAAGTTAAGGCAACCGTTGATCTACCAATGATGGCGTTTGCTTTTAAGGGATTGGTTCAGGCTGCTATTGACAAACATATTCCGAAACACCTAGAGAAAGGGATATTGGATGCCAACGAGTAAAGATGAAGCAATTAAAATAAAGCAAATTATAGATGAATACTTAACTAAGGATGAGGCTGTGGAAATTACGCTTCGACTCTGTAATGAGGTTGGAAAAAACACTGACAATAATTCACTAAAGACCAGTCTATTTATGCTTAAAAAGTTATACGAAGGAGAGCAACGTGAGTGAATCGCTAAAAAGAATCGTAGTGGACTGTGATGGTGTTATTGCCGGTAAAGACAATGGTGGAGACTATGCGAAAGCACCACCCTTGAAGCATGGCATAAAACAGGTAAACAAACTATATGCTATGGGATATGAGATAGTTCTGTATACGGCACGATACGGCGATAGAGAAGGCGGGAACATTCACATGCAGTATGGTCGTGGGTATAGAGAGTGGACAGACTGGCTAGAAAAGCATGGGGTTAAATATCATTACGCCTTCATGGGCAAACCAGCGGGGGTTCTTTACATTGATGACAAGGCGGCTAGGGTCAGAGGAAATGACACAGATGGGTGGTCTGAGGTTTGGAAAGAAGTTGAGGACTTAAAGGGTAGGGATAAGTACGGAAATCACTATACCGAAGAACAAATAAGTTATTGGGATGGGTTTATTGGGTAAGGATAGGTGGTTTTGAAATGGAAAATCTCTCAGCTCGGTTCGCACCAAATCAAGTTTTTTGGGACGTTCAACATCAGGGCTACTACTTTTGGGATGAGTCCGAGATGCCCGTAGGATGGTGGGATACAAAAGATGAGGCGGTTCTCGCATACGAAGAATACTGCTACAGCCTCTCTAGGGACGAATCCCCCAAAGAATAGGAGGGGCGTTAGTTCAACGGATAGAACAGTGGCCTTCTAAGCCTCCGATACAGGTTCGATTCCTGTACGCCCTACTTGTATCACCTAATCTATTTTCTTGCAAAGAATCCACCGGAATAATACATGAAGGCCGAAATATCAAGAGTCCAGCTAGACATTGACTATAAATGTCCAAACTGTTACCTGCACTTTCGCCTGAGTAACGATGCGGTTCCCTATAAAGATGAAATCAGAATGGAGTGTGTAGAATGTCGTGAGAATTTGACGATACCCATTTTAAGCAAGCACAATAAAGAAAATAACGAAGTTAAATCGCGCGCCAGAAATGCTCTGGTCGCTCAGGGTTTTTCTTCTATCGAAGCTACGCAACTTATTGATAAATCATATCTCCAAGGTATTTCCGTGGCTGATCTAATCAAGGAGTCAATTAAAAATGTCAGACAATCTTCGACCACAAAAGTTTGATGATCTTATTGGTCAGAGTGAGATTATCAACAACCTGAGAATATCCGTCAAGTCTGCTATTGTTCGACAAGATGTGCTACCTCATTGTCTTTTCTATGGCGGTGCTGGTCTGGGTAAGACTACGCTTGCCAGAGCCTTGGCCAATGAACTTAATGCTCCCATCCAGATAGCTAACGGGGCAAGCCTCGCAACGAATAAGGACGTTCTTCCTTATCTTATGAAGGTGGAAAGGGGTTCTATATTCTTTATAGACGAGATTCATAGAGTAGGAAAAAAAGTTCAAGAGTATTTGCTTACCGTGATAGAGGATTTTAGACTAGACATGGTAATCCCTGCTAGTAAGAATAGTCAAGGAGAAACAATCAGCATTGATATACCTAAGTTTTGCTTTGTCGGAGCTACGACAGAGATGGGTGATTTAGTTCAACCTTTTCTTGACCGCTTCAAGTTAAAGCATTTCATCAGACCTTATAGTGGAGAAGAACTGTGTAGTTTGATTTCTATAAATGCCGAAAAATTAAAAGTTGCCATTTCAGACGACGCAATAAAAATTATTTCTGGAGTTAGCAGGGGAGTGCCTCGAATAGCTAACAATTTTCTGGAGTGGACTAGAGACTATAAAATAGCGAACAATATAGACTGTCTGCAAGAATCAGAGGTAATTAAGGCTATAGAAATGCAAGGTGTTGACAAAAATGGACTGAATCCCATAGATAGAAACTACCTTGATGTTCTCAAAAAGTTGTCGCAAGAAGCGCCAGTCGGTGTAAGTACATTATGTAGTGCATTAAATATAGACAGACAGACAATCGAGCAGAAAATTGAGCCGTGGCTTATTCAAAAAGGCTACATATCCAAGACGCCGAGAGGTCGCATATTGGTCGGAGAAAAAAAGAGTGAAAAAGAAAAACTCATTGAACGATTCATGGGACAACATTAATAAAAAAATTATCTTGGGAATGTTGATTCTTCTTCCCCTTGCTCTGCTTGCTATGCTTGTCTGCTCTCTTTTTATTCGGCTGAGTTAGACAATATAGCAACTTGCAAAGGAGATACAACATGGACTGGGAACAGTTACACAGTGAATCAACGATTGTTGACTTGCACTCTCATCCTTCTCTAAAGGCTTCTGTTTTTCATCGTGATCTTGGTAGCACTAAAGACAAGTTCCTTTCTAGGTTTTTTAAGGAAAAGTTCTGGCCGTTCAGTGGCAGGGTTACGTTCCCTAAAATGGAAAAAGGGGGCGTTGACGTTCTGCTGTCTACCGCATATATTCTAGAGCAGGGCTGGATAGATGATATATCTCTAATTAAATGGCTGTTCTGGCTATTTCCTAGTGTGAGAGAAAGAATTGTAGACCCTTCATATTTTGACGCAACAAACAATATGATGGATGACATGGAAAACCAGATTTCTTCCTATAACATCAACAGAGATGAGGAGGCACGACACGCTACGCTTGCAACAGACAGAGAGGAACTAGCAGAGGCTATTGCTGCTGGCGACATGTGTGTCATTCACTCAATAGAGGGCGCACACAGTCTACAGGGAAACGAGGCAGGTAAGGTAATGTCCGATGAAATTATGTCTCATCCAGAGGCTATTGAGGCAGAAGTGCTAAATAATTTAGAGCATTTCTTTAACAGGGGCGTAGCCTACTTGGGTCTTGCTCATTTTTACCCAAACTATTGCGCATCTCCCGTTTTTCCTTATCCTGAATACGGGGCCACGCACCTCAAGTGGCGGGAAATCTTGGGAAGGTGGGACGAAACCGAGGGATTGACCCGACTGGGCGTAAAAGTTGTAGAAAAAATGCTTGAATTAGGGATGCTGATAGACATTTCCCACTGCACCCTTGCTGCCAGAAAGCAGATATATGAACTTGTTGCTCTACACGGCAAGTCAGAGTGCCTCATGGCTACCCATGTGGGGGCGTTTGAAATAAATCCTGTTTCCTACAACCTACAGGACTGGGAAATAAAATGGTTGGCAGAGCATGGGTGTGTTGTGGGTATAATTTTTATGAACTATTGGATTTCTCCGGTTGATAGTGGACTGGGCTTAAAATATATAGAACGAACCCTCAACCATATAATTAATGTATGCGGAACCGACACCGCCGCTATCGGCACAGACTTTGATGGATTTACCGACCCTCCCGATGAAATTGTAGATATATCCGAGCTTCCTCGCCTTACGAGCTACCTTAAAGGGCTAGATTATAGTGATGATATTGTTGATAAATTTTTAGGGAAAAATGCTCTCCGATTATTGTATAATGGATGGCATCGTTAGTAGCCCAAAGACACTATAACAAGGATGAAGAATATGAAATTTTTTTTGAATTACAGAAAAGTTTTTTTCTTTCTTCTGCTAATCCCTATTTTTGTTTTAGTTTATGAAATAAGAACAACATTAATTGATACCAGACAAGCTCAAGGAGAGCTATTTATTCTCAATGCTCAAAGGGCTTCTAACCAACGTACAATTATGGGTCTGGAAACCAGAATACTTCATTATGTAGAAGATCACGAAGGTTCAGGCTATGTGATGGGTGGATGCCCCTTGTGTTTCAAAAATATGCTTATGGAAAAATACGACCATGAGTTAATCAGAAAATTTCTAAGAGAAAATGGGGTGGACGTTCAGGGCTTTATGGATAATGAGTTTGACGAAGAAGAATATCAGGAATCTCTCGAATGACATATGCTTACAGGGCAAAATTGATTAGGTGTGTGGATGGAGATACGGCAGACTTAGCAGTTGATCTTGGATTTTATTTAACAGCTAAAATAAGGTGTAGGCTCACTGGAATAGACACTCCCGAAAGAGGAAGGGAGGGCTTCACTGAGGCCACCAAAATGCTAGAGAGCCTAATATCAGAACAATCAGATGAAGAAGGATATTTTGAAATAACCACTGGGAAAACTGGCAAATATGGCAGGTGGCTCGTTACCATAGACGGAGTAAACACCGTCTTAGCAAAAAAATGGCCCTATGTGTGAATTTGATGAAAACTTAAAAGACCTTTTTGTTAATCTGCAAAAACTCTCCACAGAATATCCAGATAAGATAGATGTATATGTTGATGATGATGGAGAGATAGAATTTGAAGTTGAATTTGATTTCTTTTTTGAAAATTTAGAAAAAATCTTTGGATTTTAGATTTTTTTGACTTAAAAAACGCTACGGTTGGCAACTCACTCGGGGCACGCGAGTTATCCCCTACGGTTCCGTCTTTTGATGGGGCACGCGAGTTTATATCAATAAAGGTCAAACAAAAAGAAAAGAAAAAAGGTATAATAGATTAGAAACCACTGAGTCATAAGGGACAAAATAATGGCCGATTCACCAGTTACGACGACCGCCACGATAAAGGCAGACGTTGTCTTTAGTCAGCAACAAACCTACGGATTTTCAGCAAGCAACCTTATGTTACAAGGTTCTACAGATTACTCCGTATCACTTGTTTCAGGTTCTGGCATCGAAGTAAGAGAAATAGATTCAATTTTTAACATAGGAGGCTTGTCGATAGCTAGTGGAGCAACCGGAGTATATGACCTGAGAAGTCTGTCTCAGTCCTCCTTCGGCACTTCATATTCTGTTCCTCTCAGCGGCCTTAAGGGACTAATTATAAGAAACCACGCAACTGGCGTGAACGAAATGCTAACATTAAAAGCAACGGGAACAAACGCTTTTACAAATTTATTTCACGGGGGAACTGGTGGCCCGGTAGGAGTTAAAATACCCCCCGGAGGAGCATATTTCTATAGCGATCCTTTCTGGGGAACGCCGGTAACGGCATCAAACAGTGTTTTGAATTTGATTAATGTGGGAAGCGGCTCTGGAATCAATAATTACAATACCGGAATACAAGTAAGTATAATTATAGCCGGAACATCCGGCACTGGAGGTTATTAAAAATGAACGACAATAAAAAGACTGCGCTACCCAAGAAAGCGCCCCATAGCGGATACAAAGTATTTGTTTTACAAACAGATGAAGATGGCAAAAGGGCTATGGAAACCAGAGACAGCATTAAGAGGTACGAAAAAGACTTCAATGTGATGATTATAAAGGAACCCTATGGGCTAGAGGGCGTTAAGGGTCTAGCCGCAGTTCCTCTTCTTATAAACTTTAATGGAGAAGCGATTGTTGTCACCGATCAGGTTCTTTGTATTGGAAACTTTGCGCCTCTGTTCTTCAATAAGCCGACCATATCATTTGCTGCCGGTCTTTCTTACAATGTTTGCTTAGTGCAGCCGTGGGGAGGCGACCCGTTGGATATCCACTGGCACTTCTCAGAAAAATATTTGGATCTATACAGAAAAAATACGTTAAGTATATTTGAACACATTAAAAACAACTATGACTTTTCAGACATATTCAAGTATAGAAATCCTCCTCCCTCCCCAAAAATAGAAAAGCCAAAGGAAAAACCAAGCACCCTTTTCCAAGCCGATGCGAAAAGGAGCCCTGCGGTTGCAATAGAACCAGAGGTTAATGAAGAAAAGCCTAAGAAGAAGGGGTGGTTTAGGTAATGAACGAAAATAGGAATTTTGTATCCAAAGGATGGGGATACGAGGATTGGATTGTTAACAAGGGTGAATATTGCGGCAAAGTTCTTTTCTTTAAAAAAGGAAAGAAGTGCAGTTGGCACTATCATAAACTAAAGGACGAGACATTTTACATCCAGTCTGGGAAATTAGAAGTAATCTATGGATGGGATGACAGGAAAACAGAAAGTTTTGTTGAAAGGGCAATCTTGGAAGCGGGCGATAGCTTTCATGTCCCAGTAGGAATGAGGCATCAAATGACTGGGCTTACGGATGTTACTATGTTTGAGTTCTCAACACAGCACTTCGACAGTGACTCGATTAGGATCATGAAAGGGGATTGATGAAAGTATTATGGATCTCAGACTACGGACTTCATCATCATCAGGGCGGCGCACAAAGAAGTAATTCTTTAATTATAGAAGAAGGCAAAAAAAGAGGACATTCTGTAATAGAATTTAATGTCGATAGCGACGACAGACTTCTTCACCCCGAATATGATCTATTGGTTTCTTCCAATCTAGAAGCTCTGTGCCAAAAGCCACGACTGGTAGAGTGGACATCAACTTTTCCTAACCATGTTAGGATTGAACATGATTCTAATCGCTATCTGTCTGCGAAGGACAGAAAGCTGTTATTTTCAAGCTGCAAAAAGAGTTTCTTTTTATCAAACTTTCATCTTCAACAATTCATATCATCATATGGAGATTATTTCACAAATGCTGAGATTATTCCAGACCCGATTGATACGAATATGTTTTGCGATAAAAAATTAAAAAGAGAAGACAAAACTCTGTATGTGGGATTCATGCACGAACTAAAAGGAACCAACGAGTTCTTTGCCCATGTCATAGAAAATCCAGAAGACAGTTTTGTTGTTGCTGGATGGTCTAACGACCCTAAGTTTACCCAAACTTGTGAAATGCTTTCGAATGTTGAATTTCTAGGCAAAGTAGATTTCTCTAAAATGCCCATTCTTTATAATAAATACAGGTCTTTATTTTACAAACCCACCTTCTATGAACCATACTGCCGCTCCGTAGCAGAAGCAATATTCTGCGGAATGGAAGTAATGGGAAACGATCTAATAGGATGCCTGCACCACATGCAAGAAGTGGGAAAGGATGAAATGGTTTCGCAATGCGGCAGGGCACGCGAGTCTTTTTGGGAGTCGGTAGAATGTCTATAACCGTCATACTTAATGGCTACAGAAGACCTAGAAATCTACCTCTCCAAATAGAGGCGGTTAGAAATCAGTCAGTAAAGCCAGAAGAGATATGGCTATGGATAAATCACCATGAGGATTTTTATGAAGGCCAGTGGGGGCAAGTAGATTACGACGTAGACAGGGTTATTAAAAATGATTATAATTGGAAATATTTTGGCAGATTCGCCTTAGCTATGCTTGCTCAAACAGATTTTGTCGCTCTTTTTGACGACGATACTGTTCCGGGAAGTCTTTGGTTACAAAATTGCCTAGACACATACGAAAAACAACCCGCCATATTGGGAGGGGTCGGCCTACAGCTTAACAGCCCAGAGTACTACATGGAACACGATAGATTTGGATGGCCCTCGCACAATGAAGACACGGTAGAGGTAGACCTAGTGGGACACGCTTGGTTCATAAACAAATCTCACCTTAAACATATCTGGGCAGAGGAACCCTATACATGGGAAACGGGTGAGGACATTCACTTGTCGGCCATGGCTCAAATTCATGGCAATATCCCAACATATGTCCCTCCCCATCCCCCTCTCGAAACCAGTAAGTCTAGTTCTCTATATGGATATGAACTTGGCGTTGACGACAAGACTACCTCTGTAACGAACCAGCAGGAATTCTTTTCTTTAAGAGATAAGTGTATCCAGCACTACATTAAAAGGGGCTGGAAGTTTGTAAAGGAGAATTAGTTTGAATCCACAAGATCCATGCCAATGCAGCTCTCCCGGATTCTGCGAACGCTATCTCATCGGAGTAGACGAGACAGTTTGGGCCCTGTGCAAAGAAAGAGAGGACTACAGGGAAAGATTTTATGAATTGTCTCTGGAAAGGATTGATCTAAAGCGGGAAAGACTAGAGGAAGTAGACAGACTAAGGTCAGAAAACTACTCTTCTTCCGTTGCTGCCATCTTTATGTGCGATGGAATGTTTGACTTTCTTAGGTCTAGATTTTTTAAAAAAGAACTTTTACACTCTATAGACATATCAATAAAAGGACTTGAAAGATCCGGCACAGGCTTTATACATGCTTTGCTAGAAAAGAACCTCCTCTCTTCTTCTGTTGGGCAGTCCGAGAAACACCACTTTCCAGAAGATTCAAGCTGCACGGCAAGCAGAGTTGTTATATGCACCAAGAACCCCTACTCTTGGTATCTTAGCTTTCGTGACTTTGGGCAGACCGGTAGATCTGTAGAGAACGCCCGCAACTACACTTCCCCAGAAGACTGTATAAAATTATGGAACGACTTTCACAATTCTTGGCTTAATAGTGGGCATGATATTTTTTTGCTAAAATACGAGGATATTCTCGAAGATGAGCTTTCTTGGATCAAGAACATTGCTTGTTACTTTGGAGTCAGAAATACAGAAAATTATTTTGGAGTCAAAGTCTATGTAAATAACTATGTTAACAGGTTAACAACCTTGTTGGCTGGCGATTTTAACAGAAAAGAATATTTTTTGTCAAAAAGTTATGTAAACGAAATGAGAGATGAGGATATAATTTCTATATACAACAATTTAGACGACAAAGTTTTAGATATGCTAGGATATTCAAAGGAGCCTTAAATATGCTACTCATTTCTTTTGGAACTAGACCGGAATGGATTAAGATAAAGCCCATAGTAGACGAAATAGAAGGGGAAATTCCCTATAAGATACTGTTTACTGGTCAGCACACTTCTTTAGTTGAAGAGTACTTAGAGGATACTTTCATACTAAATGATATAGGGGACGGGGACAATCGCCTAGACTCTATTGTCTGCTCTTTGCTAAACAAGGATCACCTCTTCAATAATGTAACCCATGTTCTCGTTCAAGGTGACACCACTTCTGCATTTGCCGTAGCGCTCGCCGCCTTTCACCGCAAGATTCCTGTTATTCACTTAGAAGCAGGTCTTCGCACGTTTGACACAGACAACCCCTATCCAGAAGAGTTTAACCGAACAGCTATTTCAGCCTTGGCCGATATTCACCTTTGTCCCACAGACACATCCGCCTCAAACGTCCTATCTATGGTTGGACACAATAGTAAAATATATGTTACGGGCAATACAGTTTTAGACAATCTCGTTGGGCTGGAGCCCACAACGAGCGATATTGTCTTGATAACTATGCACCGTCGTGAAAACCACGCACGAATGCACGAATGGTTCAAGGCCATAAGCTTTCTTGCTCTCGAAAACCCAGACTTACAATTTGTCCTCCCCCTACACCCCAACCCGAATGTTTGCAAGCACAAACACTTACTAACCGATGTAACCGTAATAGACCCCCTTTCATATGGTCAATGCATTGACCTTATAAGAACTTGCAAAACTATTATAACAGATAGCGGAGGAATACAAGAGGAGTCCTCTTTTTTCAAGAAAAAATGCATTGTTTGCAGAAAGGTGACAGAAAGAGCAGAAGGAATTGGAACTTTTGCTTACATTTGCAAAGAACCCCCAGAGCTAAAGCCCCTATTTGATAGTATAATTTCCAGTGGAGAATTTGTTGTAGAGGAAGAATGTCCCTACGGAAATGGGCACGCCGCCGACAAGATAATGAAAATATTTAGGCTAGAAAATATTTAATGAAAATTTTAGTTACCGGAGGGCGAGGCTTTATAGGAAGCCACTTTGTAGAGGAAGCCCTTAAAAAAAACCATGTCATTGTTGACATAGACAAGATGGGATATGCTTCTCATAAAAAATTGCCGTGGGATAGCTCCTCACACTATGAACTCATAAAAGAAGACATTAGCACTCTTTTTCACCTCCCGAACTCAGATTTGATCGTCAATTTTGCCGCCGAAAGCCATGTTGATAATTCAATTCGAGATTCAAGACCCTTCATAGACAGTAGCGTGCTAGGGGTTTGGAATTTATTGGAGTTACTTAGAGGCAAGCCTGAATACAACCGCCCTCTTTTTTTTCACATAAGCACAGACGAAGTTTACGGAGACCGACCGGTGGGCTCTTTTACAGAGAACGACTGTCTTTTACCGAGCAATCCCTACTCGGCTACCAAGGCGGCGGCAGAAATGCTGGTCGTTGCATACGCTAGAACTTACGGAATAGACTATATAATAACTAGAAGCAGCAATAATTATGGAGAAAGACAATATGAGGAAAAATTAATTTCCAAATGTATCTCTTCCTTACAGAATAATAAAAAAATTCCCGTTCACGGAGACGGCTCTTACATAAGAGACTGGCTCTATGTAAAGGACAACGTGGCAGCAATATTTCACATTATTGAAAGCGGAATTAAGAACGACTGTTTCAATGTGGGTGCAGAAAACTACATGACAAATCTAGAGGTAGTTCGTACTGTCATCGAGTGGCTTGATAGAGAAGAAGACAGTATAGAGTTTGTTCCCAACCGGTGGGGTCAGGACGTTAGATATGCTATTGACACAACTAAACTGCGGAATTTGGGATGGTTTCCCTCTTGTCCGCAAGGTCTATTCAAATGGTTCTAAAATGTGTGGAATTGTAGGATACTGCGGATCACCGGAAGCCCTTCCTTTTTTAATTACTGGATTAAAAAGGTTGGAGTATCGTGGCTACGATAGTCGTGGCTTTGCAGTTCAGAACGATGGAGTTACATCCATTCATAAAACTGTAGACCTGCAATCCGAAACTCCCCTCCTTGAGGGCGGCCTAGGGGTTGGGCACACAAGATGGGCAACCACAGGCAAGGTCACCGACACAAATGCTCACCCCCACCAACACAAGGGAATTTCGGTTGTTCACAATGGAATAGTAGGCACCTATAAGGATCTCAAAGAGGAGCTTTTAAAGTTAGGTCACTCTTTTTCTTCAGAAACTGATTCCGAGGTCATTCCTCATGCTATTTCAGAATGGGGCATCGAGGAAGCCATCAAAAGGCTAGGCGATGACTGTGGTGCATTTTTAGCGATAGACGATTCAGATCCAAACAAGATGTGGGCCTACTCAGACGGCGCTCCTCTCCTAATATCCGGTAGATATATTGCTAGCGATATCAATGCGTTGTCAGGATACACCGATCAAGCGTATAGGATAATTCCCAAAAGACTTCTTGTGATCGAAAAAGACATGAAGACCAAAGACTTCAAAGAAATGTGGCTTAATAATCTTGATCGTGACAATCCCATAAAAACTTTTGATATGAGAGAAAACGACAAGGGGCCATTTGAACACTACATGCTAAAGGAAATACATGAGCAACCCAACTGCTTGAAAGATATGTCGGGACGCATGTGTCCTGCCTACATAACGGCTCCTAAATTGCAACGGGCCGTTATACTAGGCTGCGGGACAAGCTATTACGCAGGCTTACTTTTAAAGCGATATCTCAAGGAAACCCATTCAGTAGAAACCTCGGTAGACTATGCCAGTGAGTTTGAATATAATGGTATAGACGATGGCACATACTATATTGCAATAAGCCAGAGTGGAGAAACTAAAGATGTTATTAATTCCATTAAGGACATACCTGCCCACAGAGTAATAACCTTTCACAATTCGCCCAACTCCACAATTACTAACTATTCAAAACATAATAATTACATTCAAGCCGGTCTAGAGATAGGTGTGGCGGCGACTAAAACCTTTACAGCTAGCTGTATGAAGATGTGGCATTTTACGGAATGGCTTAAGGACGAGAGCTACCATAAAAACTACGAACTTGCAGAAGATGTTAATTCCGTAATCAACATGTCAGATACGATATTCCATATAGCAGAACAAGTTTATCAGTACGACAACTTCTTGATTTTAGGATCTAGATATCACTATCCAATTGCCCTAGAGACAGCTCTAAAGATAAAGGAGGTTGCATATGTCCACGCCGAGGCGATGCCAGCCGCAGAAATGAAGCATGGCCCTTTGGCGCTTGTGGATTCAATGATACCCTCCGTTGTTTTTTGTATGGAGGGAGATGCCCACCAAAGAATTAAACACAACATTGAAGAAATAAAGAGCCGAGAAGGAAAGGTCTTGGTGATAACCAACTTAGATGACGTTGAAGCCGACTGGGTTATTAAAGTTCCAAAGAACAAACCCCCTTTGCAGCCCATTATTTCAGTAACGGCAGCGCAATTGCTTTCTTATCATATAGCAACCCTCCGAGGATGCAACGTAGACAGACCAAGGAATTTGGCGAAATCAGTAACAGTTCTATGAAAAATTTCAAAGAAGAATTTTTTAAAATGCTATCTCTAGTTCAAGGGGGCACCCCTTTCGCCCTCTCTAGATTTTCTGATGGAGAGGTCACCGTACTTAAAAATAAAAGGCTTGTTCTCGCTGAAAATTATTTTATTCAGGGCGATGTTTATGGAGACAATGCAGTTCAAGCGCCAATACCCTACATGGAAGAGGAGAGAAAGGAATTTTGTCCAGACCAACATTCTTTTTATCAAAAGAAACTTATAGAATCTTTCAAATTTAGAAAGAAGAATTACTTCAAGGGAATTCCCGGCACGAACGAGTGGGGTAGCGATTCTTTTCACTACTGCGTAGCTCTTTACGAAGAGGGAGACACAGAGCACCTTACATTTGCTAATGTTTTGATCAACGGGAATTACGATCTCTTTATGAAGACGATGGTTCCTCAATTCAAGAACAGAAATATAGTAATTGTATGCAACGAAAATGCTAACTTTGAGGACCTACCCTTTGACATTCAAAAAGACTTTAGGGTGGGATCAAATTGTATGATAAATGACTATGCCCTTATAGATGAGATGAAAAATTACATCAGAGAAAATAACATTAAAAACCATGTGTTTCTCTTCTCGGCCGCGACCCTAAGTAATTTTTTAATATATGAACTGTATAAAGAGTTTGACGACAACCAATACATCGACATCGGCTCCGCCCTTTCACCCCTTCTCGGTTTGGAGGGCTGGCGAGGCACGCGAGTTTATTTACGTTGTTACTGGGAGGGTGAAAATAATTCTATCATAAGGCAGGAAGATTCATGGGGCTAAAATTAGTAGATTGCAGCAGAAAGTATTGGGATTTTGTAATGGAGCTTAGGAACGGCCTGAGAGAAGGGTTTGTTTGTCAAGGCTTAATTGAAAAAGAAGATCATTACAAATATATGGAAAAGTATTCTGATCATTATTACATATGTTTAGAGGGCGAGATACCCGTAGGCTGGGTAGGAAGTATAGACCAAGACATTCGAGTGGCTACACATCCTGACCACCAAAAAAAGGGGATCGGTAAATTTTTGATTAACGAGGTAATGGTTCGCCATCCAGATGCTTTTGCGAAGGTAAAATTAGATAACGAAGCTAGCATTAGACTGTTTGAATCCTGTGACTTTAAGAAAAAATATTATATCTTAGAAAAATGAATTACGACGGAAAGGAAACATACTCTTGTCACCCTACAGTACTTAATAAATTATTCATAGACTCTTTTGAGCAGCATAAAACGTTAAGAGATGCTGACCTTTTAAACCCACGTCTGGTTGGTCCGCGTAAGAACGGATGTTCCTGCAAGGATTGCATAACGATAAACAGCTTTGATGATGATATATTTGTAGTAATTCAAGGCCACACAGAACACATAGCCGATATTTTACGAAGCTATGGCGGCTATAAAAATATCATTTGGGCTTTAGACGATAAATGTTCTATTAAAGATTACGATATGATTAGTTCCCATTCGCAGATAAATACTTGCGTGGCTGATGTTGGTGATTTCGGTGGGTTCGGCAATGTAAATTTTCAAACAAGATCGACTGTCGCGGGTGTAAAATACGCTAAATCTTTAGGAGCAAAATATTGTATTAAAATACGTTCTGATATGGCGTTCTTTCCCTTGCATAAATTTATTAATAGTATGAATTTTGATAAATTAGGATTTTTATACCACTCCGATTTTGGATATTTTGATTTTGATAAGCCAGACTATGGCGTCCATCAATACAAAAGGTCTTTTGTTGAGCATTACGAATTAGAGGATAATCACAACATATCTAACGATTACGTGTGTGATTTCTGTGTGACTGGGCCAGTAGATGAGGTGATTGATTTTTTTGATTGGGAAGAATCGACCCTCGTCCCATCTATTGTAGAGTTCAAGCTACTGTGGCATTACATGTTGAGAAAGGGATACTACATGGACACCAGTAAAGAATCTTTGTTTGAAAAGTTTTATTTTTTTATTGATATGTTACAAAAACAACAAATAGACTTAGTATCGTTTAAGCATAATTATAAAAATCTTACGAACCATAAACGACCTCGTGGTTACCTGTATTCCTAATATCACTGGAGTTCTCACTAAGTATGCTTAGAAATCCATTCCAAATAGTCAGATGGTTTGAGGAAGAAATAGCCCACTACGCAGGGGCCCCTTATGCCATAGCAACCGATAGCTGCACGAACGCCATCTTCCTATCCTGTAAACATTTAGGCGTAGACGGACACACAGTAACCATACCAAAGAGAACATACCTTTCTGTGCCACAATCAATTAGACAGGCTGACGGAATTTTACAGTTTGAAGATCTAGACTGGCAAGGAATTTATCAACTGAAACCATTCCCTATTTATGATGCGGCCAAAAGACTGACTTCCGATATGTACATACCCGGAAGCCTTATGTGTCTATCTTTTCATTTCAAAAAGCATTTAAAAATTGGGAAAGGGGGAATGATTCTGACTGACGACGTAGTGGCACTCGAACGTATAAAAAGGATGCGGTACGAAGGAAGAACAGAAGGAATTTCTTATCATGAAGATATAATAGATGAGGAGGGATGGAATATGTACATGACTCCTGAGCAGGCAGCAAGAGGCCTAATATTGCTGAGTAACTATCCAGAGCACGCAGAGGATCAAATTGAAAATCCTCCCTATAGAGACCTGACTGAATTCAATCTATTTAAAGGACTTTAAAATGAAGAAGTCCAATCCGAAGAAGAAGGTTTCCATAGACCTGAGCAACCGAAGAACCTTAGCCCAAAGTCTTAGCAATTCACTTCATGCCCTGCTCCAGCTCAACATCGTGCAGGAAGACCAGCGTGCCATCAACGCGCAACCGATTATCTACCCGTTCCCGGCGGTTAGTCAGATTTATTCTAAGAGCAGATGGGATCAGCTTTCTGAAAAGCAGCAAGAGCAAAGGATAAATCTGAGCAACCGAAGAACCTTAGTCCAAAGTCTCAACACAAAAGATTATAAAACAGCGGTTGAAGTCGGAGTTAGGCTGGGATGGTTTAGTAAATATATTCTTGACCATACAAGCATGAAGGTATTTTGTATTGACCCTTGGGAAAATAATGCCCAACTTTCAAATGCTGAGAGTGCTTTAAGGGAGTGTTCAGAGAGGCTAGCTCCCTACGGAGAACGCGCGTCAATGGTAAAAGGTTATAGCCAGCAAGAAGCAGAAAAATTTTCAGATGAAAGTATTGATTTCGTTTATATTGATGGCCTTCATGATTACGAGTCGGTCAAGGGAGACATTAATGGCTGGTGGAGCAAAGTGTCACAAGGAGGCATTCTCTCAGGGCATGATTTCAACAGGAGAAAGTGGAAAGGCGTTGTTGTTGCTGTAGAGGAATTTTGCAATGAAAATAATACAAATTGTTATTTAACTGGAACTGTTGGAAATGCTATACAATCTTTTTCTGGAGATATAGATGAATATGATGGGGACGAACTTAGTTGGGTAATTATAAAAGGAGACAGTGATGTTGTCTAGAGAATGGCTTCAGAAAACTAAACTTTCAGAAATAAAAGAGATACCTCCAGAATGTAACAAGTTGTTTATAGACGTAGGGACTGCAATAGACGCCCCTAATTCAGCAGCATGGATTTTTGACTATAAAGAAGCCTTTGTAATTGGAATAGAGCCAAGCCCTATCAATATGGAGATACTTAAGAAGGGTCGTCCCCATGTGGATAACTTACCGTACTTATGTCTGGACGCAGGGCATGCCGTATTAAATGATCAGAAGAAAGAGATAGGAGGCCGGTTTCAATTATTGGAATGTGCTATAGGCAATGTAGAAGACCCTACTCTTTTACCTTTCTACTTCACAAACGAAATAAACACAGGATGTTCAAGTTTACTAAAACCCACTATTAAGTTGGATCTAATCTTCGGCACTTCTTGTGTCGATAAGGTTTGTAATGTTCCAGTGATTTCGCTAAAAGATGTTTTAGATAATATTCCTTTTAAAGAATTTGGATATGTTACTTATCTAAAAACTGATTGTCAAGGAACTGACCTAGAGGTAGTCAAAAGCTGCAAAAAATACTTGAAGAGCGTGCTATTAATTCAAATGGAAGTTCAGACAGGCGGACAATACGAAAAAGAACAAAGTATAGAAGATATAGATTCTTTCATGCGGTCTGCTGGATTTGTCCAGAAAGCCGAGCACCCTTATGACCGAGTCTATATCAATGAAGACCTTGCAAGATCTGTAGAAGTCCCAGAAGTGAGATTCATATCAACATAATATGATTACATTTTACGAGCTTGGAAGTCTAGGTAGACTAGGGAACCAACTATTTCAATATGCTGCACTACGAGGACTTGGCCTAAAGAGGGGGTATGAAACTAAAATACCCGACCCCAGCAAACGACAATGGCACGGACAGGAGTGTTTGCTAGGCAACTTTAACATCCAGTCTCCTTATCTGGATGACAATGAAGAAGATTTGTTGCAAATACATAATATGTATTCTGAGCCAAATTCTATGGTTTTTGATGATGGTTTTTTTAATATTCCAGATAACACTAACCTTACGGGGTTCTTTCAAAGTATTTACTATTTTAAAGACCAACAAGAAGAGATAAAAAAAGAGCTTACTCCTAAAGATTGTCATTTAAAGAAGGCTACTGAAGAGTTTTTGAAACTAAAAGAGAAATTCCCTGAGCATGAGATCGTTTCACTTCACGTTAGACGGGGGGATAATACAGACAACGTAGACCCAAACCAATATTCTTTGAGCGAGTACTACAGTCCTAGTGGGTTATATCATCAGTATTTAGGACAAGCGTTTGAATCCTTTGAAGGTCGTAAGGTCAGGTACTTGGTATTTACAGGTGGCAAGCGTGGTAGTGAAGACAATGTTAGCGATATTGAATGGGCAAAAGACAGCTTCAGAGGAGATGAGTTTATTTTTTCTGAAGGCAGAAGTCCTTTGGAAGATTTTTGTTTAATCATGAAATGCAATCATCATATTGTATCTCCTTCCAGTACTTTCGGTTGGTGGGCAGCTTACTTAGTAACAAGAAAAGAAAAAATTATAATTGCACCTCTTAAATATCAACCGGAACTGGTAGATATAAATTATAGGCCCGGTTTTTATCCAGAGGAGTGGAAACTATTATGAAAATTGTATCTGACATGAGTGGAGACTACGCAGATGGGGTCACCGCTAATCTGAAACTAGAATATCTTTCTGAAGACAATAGTGAGGAGGTATTGTTCTGCGGCTATAACTCTATAATGAATTCTGATCTTCAAGAAAAGTATTCTTCGTACAAGAGAAAAGTGCTATTAAACCTATGGACTCCTACTGATTTTTTACTTATTGGAGATGACAGAGGAAGAAACGCTATCGAACAGCCAAGCTTTTTTGATGAAATTTATACTATCTGTCCTTATACGATTGACTGGCACCACAGACACCACGGAGACAATAGGTATAAATATATTTTTCATCCCTTTGATGGAAGCCATGTGCCAGTGGACTACGAGAAAGATGCAGATGTCTGTTATTTTGGAGGAATTCATGGGAATGACCACTTAGAGATGATAGAGGGGATGAGGGGATTTAATTACCGCGTAATTTCTATGCTCAACAACCGTTTTGTAACTCATCATAATATTCCTCACCATGAAAAATTAAACGTAGTGGCAAAGACTAAGATAAGTTTATGCGTAAACCTGCTGCCCTTAGAACCTAAGCATGTTTTGTATCTCACAAATTACGACGCATGGGATAAAAATGTTGCGTTTAGGTCTTGTGAGCAGGGATTAATTCCCCAATATAAATGTAGGGCCGCAGAAGCTGCTTTTTGTAAAAGCTTACTGCTTGTTAAAAGAGATCCTTGGAATCTAATAGAACACTATTTTGTTCCTGATGAAGAGTTTATTTACTATAGTGATACGCAAGACTTGAAAGAAAAAATATTTTATATAATAAATAATTATGACCAATTCCAAGTAATGATAGAGAAAGCATATAAGCGATCTTTGAACTACACATCAAAACCCTTGGTTGATATAATCAAGAGCAAAAAAGAATGGAGACCTTTAAATGTATGATGTTGAAAATAAAAATATTTTAATAACTGGGGGCACCGGCTTTGTGGGGAAGAATATTGTTCCCCTTTTGGAAAAAGAAGGAGCCAACGTAACAGCAACGGGCAGAGATTACGACTTGTCAGTTTTTTCCGAGAGTGAAAAGCTCTTTACCTTAAAAAAATATGATTTGATTATTCACGCTGCTGCCTTTCAGGGCGCTGGGGATTTTCCTTTACGATATCCGGCCGACCAGTTTATGATTAATAACCTTATTCATACTCACGCTCTCCATATGTGGAAGGAACATCAGTCGCAAGCGACCTTTGTAGGGATTGGCTCTACTTGTTCATACCCCGGAAATCTGGCTGTTCTTAGAGAAGAGGATTATTTTACAGGCCCATTGCATGAGTCGGTTGAAACATATGGGCTGACTAAGTGTGTGCTGCAAAAAGGTATCGAAGCCTATAAGAAACAATATGGTTTAAAAGGCACGACCGTGGTATTTGCTACATTATATGGTCCACACGATGAATTTGATCTGGAAAAGAGTCATGTCGTATCCGCTTTGGTAAAGAAATTCTGCGATGCAAAACAGTTCGACTTACCAGAGGTTGAGATCTGGGGCGATGGCACCCAAACAAGAGAGCTTATCTATGTAGAAGATCAAATTAAGGGACTTTTGGCTACTTGTGAATATGAAGGCGATCTTATAAATATTGGAACGGGAATTGAAACCACCATTAGAGACTTGGCGGAAACAATAAGTAACCTGACTGGTTTCGCAGGGAGTATAATTTATAATACAGACAAATTTGTAGGCGTTAAAAGAAAAGTGTTAGACGTTTCTAAAGCTGAAAGTTTATACGGGTGGACAACAAAAGAGGGTTACGTCTTGATACCGCTAGAAGATGGGCTTGAACGTACTATCACATGGTATAGACGCAACTATCTGGAGAAATAAACAAACCCAAATTACTGGGAAAATAAAACATGCCGAATATTAACAAAAACGATACAATAGTTGTTACCGGGGGAACCGGGTTCTTGGGTCGCGCAGTAGTTTCCAAGCTATCAGAGGAGGGGTATACGAACGTAGTGCCTCTTGGTTCATCTGACTATGATCTTAGAAAATTTGACTCGGTAGAAGCTATGTATAACCATAGGCAGCCTGATGTTATAATTCATTTAGCAGCAACGGTGGGCGGCATAGGTGCAAATAAAAAAAACCCCGGAAGATTCATGTATGAAAATCTTATAATGGGGGCCAATCTAATTGAGGCTGGAAGGCATGAAGATTTAAAGAAGTTTATTATGGTAGGGACTGTGTGTGCTTATCCTAAATTTACTCCAGTTCCTTTTGAAGAAAAAGATATTTGGAATGGCTATCCAGAGGAAACAAATGCACCTTACGGAATAGCTAAAAAGACCTTGATGCAATTAATCATTTCCTACAAGGAGCAATATGGCTTTAACGGCATCAATCTAATTCCAGTGAATATGTATGGGCCACATGATAATTTTGACCCTGAGATAAGCCACGTTATACCTGCTCTTATCCTTAAATTCCATCAGGCAACCCTCTCCGATTTGCATTCTCCAATGAACATCTGGGGAACTGGGTCTGCCAGTCGAGAATTTCTGTATTCGGAAGATTGCGCAGAGGCCATAGCGTCCTCCATGTTGATTCATAATGACCCCCAGCCAGTCAATATTGGAACTGGCGTGGAGATTACTATTAAAAACTTGGCGCATTTGATAGCTGATAAAATGGGTTACAAAGGACATATGATATTTGATACCACCAAACCAGATGGACAGCCCCGTAGATGTTTAAACACAGACAGGGCTAGGCGGGAGTTTGGTTTCGTTGCTAAAATATCATTTGAAGAAGGCATAGAAAAAACTATAAAATGGTTTAGAAAAAACTATGACGGTAGATATGATTAAGTTAGGTTTTTTGGTTGGCAATTTGTGGCCCTCAATTAGGATATTATATTAGCAAAATGAAGATATTAATAACCGGAGCCGGTGGCTACATAGGCTCGATGCTAACTTGGTATCTTAAGTCTATTGTTACGAACGCTCAGGTCTTTGCGTTTGATAATTTTATATACGGTCAGGGAGCACAGCTATATCACTTGCTGACTAACAAGTCTAAATTTTATCAAGAAGATGTAAGGCATTTTAGCGACAATCTGAGACGCTGCATAAAAGAAGCCGACGTTATAATTCCGCTTGCTGCAATAGTAGGTGCTCCTGCGTGTGATAAAATACCAAAGTATGCGGTAGACATTAACTATAGGTGGTACGAGAGGCTTTTGGAAGAAAACATTTCAGAAAAATTAATTATTTATCCCAATACGAATTCTGGGTATGGCTCTACAGGAGAGGAAATCTGCACTGAAGAAACTCCGTCTAGACCCCTCTCTCTCTATGGGGAGACTAAGCAGAATACAGAAGACTTCTTGCTAAGAAACCACCCCAACACAGTCTGCTTTCGCTTGGCTACAGTTTTTGGCTGGTCTTACAGGCCACGCCTTGATCTCCTAGTAAACAACCTAACATACGAGGCCAAATTCAATAAACATATTGATGTTTTTGACGGTCACTTTAGAAGAAACTATATTCATATACAAGATATATGCAGGGCGTTTAAGTTTGCTATACGAAATTCCGAAAAAATGAAAGGTCAGGTATACAACCTTGGCAACGACGACGCCAACATGACCAAAAAGGAATTAGTGGAGCTGGTTTGTGGATTGACGGGGGCTTCCTTCTCGGAGATTAGCAATCGAACAGACCCGGACAAGCGAGACTATGTAGTAAGCAGCCAAAAGCTCTATGATTTAGGATACTATGCCGCCTTCGGCGTAGAGAAGGGAGTTAAAGAGATCATTGATTTCCTAGGATATCTATCGCTAGACAAGAAGACACGCCAGTTACAAATCTCCCATATGTTTAACTACTAATGATTATCACCAGAGTACCCTTTAGACTCTCCCTGTTTGGAGGCTCTACAGATTATGAATCCTTTTACAGTAAGCACGGTTCCCTGTGTATTGGTGCAACTATAGACAAATACGTGTACACTTCGATCAGGTTTCGACCCAAGGTTGTTGATCACGAAAGCGTAATAGCTTACTCTAAACTAGAGAGAACTCCAAACCATGCCTCGATTGAAAATCCTCTCATTAGGGAATCTCTATTGAAGTTCAATGTCAACAGGGCTGTTGATCTGCACCTTTTCGCAGATATCCCAAGCAGAACGGGGCTCGGGGGCTCTTCTTCCTGTTGTGTGAGCCTTTGTTATTCAATAAGAAAGCTCCTAGGCCTTCCTGTGGACAAGCGATTGATTGCCCTTGATGCTATTGACATAGAAAGAAGGTCTCTGGGTGAGCCGGGAGGAATCCAAGATCAAATATGGGCTGCATACGGAGGACTAAACTCTATTGAAATAAAAAAAGATGGTAACTTTCGTGTTAAACCACTCCCCGTTACAAAAGAATTTATTCAAGACTTCGAGTCTTCTATATTTCTTGTTTATACAAACACGCAAAGAGACACCCACAACATAGCGGCAAGCCACGACTCAAGAGGCTCATTAAAAGCCAGACTTTTCATTAAAAAATTGGCCTTTGAAGCCTACAGGCTATTCTGCAAAGAAAACATCAAAGAAATTGGCGAACTAATGCTGGAGACTTGGAACCAAAAAAAGAAAATATCCAATTCCATATGCACACCAGAGATAGAAAGGCTTGAGGGCTTCTTGTTGTCCAAGAAAATATATGGCATGAAGCTGCTAGGTAGCGGAGGGAGTGGATTTATTGCGGTTTTATGCAGGAAAAGAAATAAAAAAAGACTGATGAACGCTATAGAAAAAAAATATGAGGTGTTAGATTTGAGGGTAGAATTTAATGGAGCACAAAGCATCTTAGAGGAAAAAAATGACAACGTTATTTATTGACATTGATGGAACTTTATTTAAACATCAAGGAACATTCAGTGACATTTGCATGAAAGAAGCCACCCTCCTGCCAAATGTTAGAGAAAAAATGAACGAATGGTGCGCCAAGGAGTATAAAATAATATTGACCACAGCTAGAAGAGAAAGCATGAGGTCAATAACAGAGACGCAGCTCTCTAGGCTTGGTGTACCTTATGATATATTAGTTATGGGTATTAGCAAGGGGCATCGAATAATTATTAACGACAGGCGTCCCAGTGGAGACAAGACGGCCTTTGCGATAAACGTTGGAAGAGATCATGGTCTTGGAGATGCCAACGTATGAGGGTAGTAGTTATATCGGGATACTTTAATCCTTTACACGCAGGGCACTTAGACTACATTAAGGGCGCGTATGAATTAGGAGACAGGCTTGTTGTTATAGTTAATAACGACGCTCAAGTTGAGGTAAAGGGCTCTACGCCTTTTATGAACGAATCTGATCGCATGCGTATAGTAAGTGCCATTAAAGGAGTTGACCAAGTAGTTTTATCAAGAGATACTGATTCTTCTGTTGTCCAAACGTTAAGCGCGGTTTATGGTGAATACGCCATTGATTACTTTTTTGATAGTATGATATTTGCAAACGGTGGGGATAGAACTAGAGTAGATTCCCCGGAGGAGTCTTATTGTCGGTGGAGAAAAATTAAAACAGTATACGGAGTGGGAGGTGAAAAGACAGAATCTTCTAGCAGCCTACTAAATAAAAAAATCACAAAGTAAAATAAGGGGATTATAATGACAATAAGTCTGCACGAGATGGGCGAAGGATATATACAGAGTCTTAAATACAGAATAGAACGTAGCCAGCAGGAGGTACAGGAGCTTGTCCAACACCTTCAAGAGTGCGAAAATACCTTAAGCTTTGAAAAAAGTTCCAATCAATTCACCGAATGCTGCAATGCAGAATCTGATAAATACAATAGCACAGAAATCAAAGGGGGCGAAACGGCATCGACTGAGCATGTTGAAGAATATAAGCATGGAGTGGTTGATCAAGAGGCCACTTAAAAACTTGATCAAACTAATAATTGCTGAAAAAGAAATTTTAGCGTTAGCTGCCTAGCAGCGGGGGTCGTGCCAACCCTCTTGCCAAATTGCACCGACTCCGATAATTCGGATAGAGTTCCCCCGCCTTGAATTAAGCAGGGGTGATAGCAATAATTTGCTTGACTCAGATAACTCTGATAGCCTTGTTCATTGTGCGAATACAATGCACTAATCATGTAGAAAGTATTTGGATAATGTTACAGGACGCGGGTTCGACTCCCGCCGCCTCCACTAAGGAAAAACATGAGCGACTATCAAAACAAACGGAAATTCAAAAAAAGGCAAAAGAAGAAAGAGGTGAGAAGAAAGAAGATGATGGCAAGAAGAAAGTCCATACTGGAAGAAAAGCAAGTGCAAAAGCTTATTGACAAAATGAACTATGAGTCTAGAGAAAGATTACGACCTATTAAAAGCCATAAGGAAGAATGATGCAAAAATTTTTGGTGCGATATCGGGTTGGCAATAAGGCTTTTGAAGAAGAGGTCTTGGCTTCAAGCGAAGGGGAGGCCTCCGACATGACTGAAGCTCAAGCCGGATGGGAGTTTCCAAAGAAAGAAATAAGGATAATCTCTACGAAGTCTCTGGACAAAACCATTACAAGACTTCGGCCCCCCAGCTTACCTTAAGAAAAAGCGACAACTCTTTATCTAAGCCTGAGGTTTCGGTGTATAGGACTATATGCTTATTAATATTACTATCCCGCAGCAAGGAGACCAAGATGCCCCACGACTCAAAAGTAAAAAAGGCAGACCCGGCCCCGAAAAAGGCACCCAAAAAGATAGAGAAGCCCAAAGAAGACAAGTAAGGGTAGAGTAATGCCTCTCAAAAAATGCTCCGACGACGATAAGAGTGGATGGAAATGGGGAGATTCTGGAAAGTGCTATACTGGTCGGGACGGTAAGAAGAAGGCTATCCAACAGGGAATTTCTATTGAAGGCCCAGAGAAGTTTCAGAAGATGGCGTCTGCCGGGGATGTAGGTATTTCCGAATATGATACCCCCTTTGTCTCCTATGCTCTTCATGATTTAGGGTATCCACTTGCAACTATAGTGGCTGTCGTAGCCACCATACGAAGAGGTCTATCAGAGGCCAATAAAGAATCGGGGTATCCCCTCTCAGATTAATATCTATTGATAATTAGGCGTCCTCCGGCGTTTTTTCTTATATTATCATTTTTTTCTGTGTATATAAGTGTAGTAAGCCACTGATATCTTGAGACAAGAAAAGCAAGATATTACCATAAAACTCTTGACGAAAGGGTCATAGGCTATGTCAAATGATAGAAGAAAATTTTTACAGACTTGCGGTATAGCATCATTCATAGGAATAAATTTTTCACTTACTAGCGAATTACTGGCCGAGCCTCACAGGAAAAAGGGGGACTGTTTCTGTAATGTCGCCAAAATGGCTCAGGGAAACGCTATCCTAGGCAAAGGAAGATGGGGTAGGAAACATCTTAGATACCTTATCTCAGACAGGGATGAACAGGATTTAACAAAAGAAGCTTGGGACAATGAATTTAAACTCGCCTTTAGCGCGTGGTCTGAAATCACCCCCCTTACCTTTGAACAGGTCGATGAAGACGGCGTGTATGACATTGTAATATCGGTAGGAGACAAGAAGTGGGAGGGTTTTGGTCGAGAGGGAGGCATTCTGGCTTGGGCTCAAATGCCGCCGACAAGAAACTTTGATGGGATTCTTTTGTCAAAATTTGACCTAGCGGAAAATTGGATATTGCCAGAAACAAATGTCATTGCAATTTGGCCACCGACTGGAATTATTCTGAGATCAGTTGCTTGTCATGAAATAGGCCATTTGCTTGGTCTTCAACATTCCCAAGACCCAAACGCTTTAATGTATCCCTATATTAACAACTCTCTTAAACCGAAAGAAGATGATATTAAAAAGATTCAAAAGCTATATGGTAAAAAATAGCAATTCTCAATTTTTTCTTTCCTCTTTCGCCGCCTTCGAGGTATAATACTGTGTAGTCGATAAGACACAATACTTAACAAGGATTTTTATGAGGAGCGATTCATGAGAACTGCCGAGACCATCAGTTGGTCAACCCTTCTTTCTACCAAGAAGTCTTCAAAGGTTATGTATAACTTTGCGACCGAACGGTACTCTGTTAAGGACGCCACCATTGCTTTTTCTGGAACAGTATATTCTGGAGAATTTCGTAGACTAGTAAGGACCCACGGAGCTTCCTATGCTCGTCGACTGACGCGCAAGGCACTTCGTTATCGTGGTCTTTTAGCTTAACATTTTTAAGGAACTTTATAATGAGCGATATTAACAAGGTTATAATCACCGGGCGAGTCACTAGAGATAGCGAGTTGCGCCAAACGCCAAATGGAACCTCAGTTACTGATGTTAGTGTGGTTTCTAACAGAATCTGGAACAAAAACGGAGAGCGCCAAGAAGAAGCAACCTTCGTAGATGTTACCGTCTGGGGCAAACAGGCAGAAACCCTTTCTCCCATGCTTACCAAGGGTCGCCATATTATGGTAGAGGGAAGAATGAAGCTTAACAGTTGGGAAACTGACGAGGGCGTGAAGAGAAGTAAGCTCACTGTTGTAGCTGAAAATATCAACTTGACCCCCAATAACCCTAATCCGCAGGGAAACCAAGGCGCTTCGTCGTCTCGCCAATCCGTGGCGGCAGAGGTCGTGGCGGCAGGGGCCGGGGCATCAGTGACTGAAGAAGAGACCCCGTTTTAGTTTCTGAAATCTATCTATAGAAGAGGAAGGAGTGGGGTTCACCCTCCCCTCCTTTTTCTTTGCAGCAAGGAAATAAAATGTTTGATATTCTTTTCTGGTTTTGTGCTTTAGAAACGGAATATGAACTAGAGGAAGAGCAATATTACGATGAAGAATTTGAATATAATGACTCCGATCAATGATCTGGGTTATGGCGTAGCAGGAAGAAACATCTGCAAAAGCCTAAGTTCAAAAGGATACAACCTCTCCCTTTTCCCCATTGGAAATCCATCGTTTTCTTCTCAGGAGGAAGCCAATTTTTTCAGCTACATGGTTAACAACGGGGCATCTTTCGATGTAGATGCACCATGTTTAAAAATATGGCATGAGTTCAGCATGGCTGAACGCGTCGGAAGGGGAAGGTTTATTGGATTCCCTTTCTTCGAAATAAATAAATTTAATGATGTAAGAAAGAATCACTTAGCCTCATGTGATGATATTTTTGTTGCCTCTAAGTGGGGACAGAATATATTAAAGGAAGAAGTTCCATCGGTCAAATCTCACGTAATTCCACTAGGCGTAGATACAGAATTGTTTGTATCGTCCGACCACCCCTCACCTCAAGATAAGTTCATTTTCTTCAATTGCGGAAAGTGGGAAAAGCGTAAGGGACACGACCTGCTGTTGCTGTTCTTCCAGCAGGCCTTTAAAGACGAACTCGACGTTGAACTTTGGATGATGTGCGACAACCCATTCTTACCGCCAGAGGAAGTCGCTAAGTGGACTATGGCCTACGCCCAAGACCCTCGGGTAAGGTTGATTAACAGAGTTCAGTCCCAAGAAGAAATGATCCCCATCATGAACCAAGTGCATTGTGGGGTTTTTCCGAGTAGGGCAGAAGGGTGGAATCTTGAGATTCTGGAACTGATGTCTATGGGGAAGCATATAATAGCAACAGACTATTCGGCACATACCGAATACTGCAACAACAACAACAGTATGTTGGTTAAGCCAGCAAAAACAGAGGCTGCCGAAGACGGCCTTTGGTTTGATGGCTCTGCTGAATGGGCTTCCCTAGAGAATGTCGAAGAGCAGTTTATAGACCACATGAGAGCCATATACAGTACATGGAAAGAGGGTAAGTACCAAAAGAATTCGGCAGGTATAGAAACGGCCCACAGATACAGGTGGGATGTCTGCGCAGAAAAAATAAAGGAGGTATTAAATGAAAGTTAAAGTGCAGAAGGTGTGCCCGCACATTCCACTCCCCACAAAAAGCCACTCTTCGGATGCTGGCTGGGACTTATATGCGAACGAAGACTGCTGCATCTCTAGTAGAACAAGGAGAACCATTGACACCGGAATCAAGCTAGAAATTCCCGATGGTCATGTTGGTCTTATATGGCCCAGATCTGGAATTGCCACCAAGAGAGGAATAGATGTATTCGCTGGTGTCGTTGATTCAGGATACCGGGGAGTCGTTAAGGTTTGCCTATACAACTCAAGCGACGAGGACTTTGAAATTAACAGACACGACAGGATTGCTCAAATTATTTTCCAAGAGGTATCTCCATTCTTGATAGAAGAAGTAGAAGAAACCGGGGACTCCTCTCGTAAAGAAGATGGCTTTGGGAGTACCGGTAAATGAATCGCCTGAACGGTATGAGGACGTATTTGGCAGGAGCTATGGATAGAGTCCCTGACGGTGGAGTAGAGTGGAGACAAAAAATAACACCAACCCTTAATGACTTTGGCATCACGGTGCTAGACCCGTGCGATAAGCCAGCAGAGATTGGAATTGAAGATGACGAGACACGCCTAGTAATAGACAAGTACAAAAGGGCGGGCGAGTTTGGTAAAATACGAGAAAACTACGGAGTTATTCGCACCCTAGATCTTCGATGTGTAGATATATCCGACTTTATTATAGCATCCATAGACATGAACGTTCACGCCTGTGGCACCTATGAAGAAATTTCAGTGGCAAACAGTCAGAAAAAACCTGTACTGGTCTGGTGCCAACAGGGAAAAGAACGTGCCCCGAACTGGCTTTTTTTCATGCTTCCTCATCAGCATATATTCGGGTCGCTTGGCGACCTCATTGAATATTTGTCTAGCGTAGACTCAGGAGAAAATAAAAAACACTACAAAAGATGGTTCTTTTTTGATCAGTCTAAAATGTCATGTACGCAATAACAGCAGTATCAGTTACAATCGTTTGTTACCTTATAGCCTCGTTTAGCTGCATAAAAGACAAGGATTATCCACATTCCTTAATGTGGTTCGCCTACTCTTTAGCTAATGTCGCGCTACTCTGGTATGAAATTAACAAACAAAAATCTCAATAGCCACCCATGAGGTGGCTCTTTTTATGTATAAAAGGGGTATAATATTATATGAAAGACCTTATGCGATACATAAAAAATTTGATCAAAACAAAAAGGGTAAAGCCCGAAGAGGACTCTCCCCCAGAAAAATCACTAGAGGACTCTCCCCCAGAAAAATCACTAGAGGAAGAATACCCCTCTGGCACAATGAAATTGATGTGGGACAGTTCCACCGGAGACTTCGCAGTTGACTTTGATATTTCAGATGCTAGCGACGAATCTTCATACACACTAGCCCTCCTTCTCTTTTATCTTCAAGGCGGTGAGCTAAACACTTTCATATTAAAATCCCTTGAGCATAGAGACGAAGAGCTACCAGAAGACTTTTATGAAAGCGTGGTAGACAAATGGAGCGGTATGGTTAACATGGAAGAGCTAATTTCCAAAGCAGGAAGGGCTGTCGTAAGTGCCTCTGAGGTATTTAATTTTAAGAACATAAAATAATTGAATAAATCCAGCGAATGGAGGCCTCAGATGATGTCAGAAAATATACCGATCCCCAGCGGATATAACGTTTATTGGGAAAAGTGGGTAGATGCTTACGAAACAGATGTCGAGAGTCTAGACAAGGAAGAAGAAGAGGAGGACTTTGGGGTTGAAGAGCTAGAGGTTTCCTTTGGGGCTCCTGAAGAAGATTTTGAAAACAATATTAAAAATATTCAAACTATCTTCACGCCGTTCGGAGTTCTACCGCTAACAGAACATTCCTTGGCCAGCAAGTACTTTAAGTTTTGGGTTGGTCACACAAACTTCAAAATAACACAGCCATTTAATTCTATCATATCTAACATAGAGGGGGTTGAGACACTGGACGTATTCACCCCCTACCGCTTCCGGATCTCCGTAGGAAAACTTTTCAGGGACAGAGATGTAATGGTTAGCATCAAAAATTCTATGGTAAGCCATATGGGAGGAACAAAAGACAACGGTCTCCCAACGGGGGAGAATTAGAATTGTCAGAAAAGATATAGAGAGATGCATCTTGAATACTGCTGCTACAACAAAAGGTTAGTTGGCAAAACAGAAACAGAAACACTGGAGATTTTCAAGTCCATAGGTCTTAATTTTTCAGGAGTATGTCTGCCACTGTGCCTGCTCAGGGAGATCCATAGAGACCTAGTTTACTTAGAAAACTTTACTATAGCGTGTCCAATCGACTATCCTCTTGGAATTGGAGACCGAAAGGTGAGGCAGCATGAAGCTCTCGTAGCCCTGAAGGGAGGAGCAAACACGCTAGATCTCGTAATGAACCCCTACTTGGCAAAAAAAGAAAAACACAAATTAATTAAAAAAGATATTTTGCCCATAATAGATATATCCAAAAGCCGCAATGCCCAAACCAGACTAATTATAAACTATGACCTATACGACCTACAGGATGCCATGCAAATAGCTGAGACAGCCAGAGACGCGGGCATAGATACCATAATACCTTCCGGTGGTTTTAGAAACGACGACATATTTGATAACTTGCTTTTTTGTAATTCCGTAGAAGAAAAGCTAGGAGTCAACGCCATTTGCAGTGGAGGAATGTGGCTCAAAAAGCATTATGACGCCGCAATAAAATCAAAAATATTCGGACTTAGGATCTATTCCTTACACAACCAATTCAGTTTAGGTGTAAGTAATTAGCAGGACAGGACTTAAAGTGTTTGGAAATACAGGAATATAATTCACCTCTATAATAAAAAAGAGGTATATTATGGCTTTTGTTACTAATCTTGCAGGTACGCTTAAGTACAACACTTATGTAGACGGCTCCCCTAGCGGTGTCGATAATGATCAAGGCAATATCAGAGCCGGAGGGACGATTGCTGAAACCGACCTCTGGACATCGTCCGCGCTTGGAGAAGAGGACCGTTTTGTTATCCTTTCTTCCGGGGCAGGCGGCACAACGGGTGTTATAGCTCCCAGCACAACAACCACCTTCAATCAATACGATCAATTTGAGGATATTGTTAAGGTTACCACCAGCTTGGCTGGAGTTTCCAACAATGCCCTATTGTTTGGTTCGAGTGATTCGGCGGAGGGCCCCTCCATTAATCAGCTTGCTGTTATGCGTATATCCGCATATAAACAGGCCATTGTCAATAACAAGTGGAATGAGTACAGTGGGGCGTGGGATACTGGCTATCCAGTTAACGCTACGTCTGGTGCTTTAAATATCATTGGTGGCGTTGATCAGTCGTCCAACCTAGTTGGCAACAAGACCGATAAGGCTGCTAATCCTTCGGCTGCGGAGCCGGGACACCTTACTTACACGTTTGGCGCTCCCCTTCCGACGACCGGTCTCTACGCAAGCAGAAGTATTTGGTAAAGTTTTGACGCGCCCTCACCCCCTTCGGGGGGTAGGGTGTTTTTTAAACCCATAAACGAAAGGCAAACATGAAGAGCGCTTTGCTAGCATTTTTACCTCCGCTGTTAGCAGCCTCCGATGCAATCCCCGGCTTTCAGTGGGGGACCATTTCTGCAACGGCTCTTCTGGGTTGGTATTTGTGGTACACAACGAAGGTTGTTTTCCCCCACCAGCGCAAAGAAGTTTCCGAAATGCAAGAAAAGTATGTCGAGCAGCTTACCTCGCAAAGAGGCCACTACGAAGACCTCCTAGAGGACTTGCAGGCTCGACATGACGGACGTCACCAGCAAATAGTGGATACTCTTGACAAAATAAGTCAATGCTTAGAAACGAAAAAGAGAAACCAGTAGTATAATTATAAAAGGTACCGATTTTTAACCTTCATAAGGAGAATTAGAGATGGTAGATAAGATCAAGGCGATGCTGAAGTCTCGCCGGTTTTGGGCGGCTGTAGGCAGCGTCCTAGTTGTATGTCTACAGGATACTCTCGGTCTTCCTGAGGGAACGGCCAATACCATTGTTGCCGTTGGCGTCGCATGGATAGTTGGCGACTCGCTCAGGTCAACAGAATAAAATGGACTTTATATAAAAGAGAGGGGGGGGGATTTTCGTCTCCCCCTTTTTTATTCCCAACCAAATTTTAACACAAAAATAACCTTAAGAGTATCCTAATGATTGTTCCGAGGTGTATAATATGTTAGATCAGAGACCATAAAGAACGGAAGTCGCACTTCTTCAAAGTAGCGATCTCTTGTTAAAGCGGCACACCTCTGATTTAAAGTCTATTCTCAGAACCACATAGTAAAAGATAGAACGTAGATGTTACATACAGTACAGCGTGGTTTCGGCAGAATGGTAAAACGTGCCGCTTTTTTAAATCTATTAAACGACGACTTTTAGAGGAACAATGATGTTTGATAAGGAGAAGGACAAGCTGTCGCCCAAGTTTGAAATAAATTTTATACTGAGAGACAAAGATGGAAAGCCTACCGGTAAAACAAAGACCTTCTCCTCTGAAGAAGGTAATGAATTAGCTAAATTCTACAATAGGCATCAAGCCTACAAAGCTAAAGGTCGCAAGGGGCGTAAGGGAACTGGAAACGGAAAAGGCAAGGGGTAGGCAAGGACGCTTTCTCATAAAAATTCAACGGAAGCCGCGTGGTTTATATAGTAGTTAGTGGGAATTTTATATGAGGACAATGGTGGATGTCAATTAGATCGCTGATGGATTACAGCTTCGTTTCTAAATATGCAAGGTGGATACCAGAAAAAAGCAGAAGGGAGACTTGGCGGGAGTCAGTTAACCGAGTAATGGATATGATGTACGAAAAGTACCCCGAAGTTAACGGGGATATTGCTTGGGCATACAGCATGATGCATAAAAAAAGGGTGCTTGGTTCCCAGAGGGCGTTGCAGTTTGGCGGAAAACCAATCTTTAAGCATAACGCTAGGATGTACAACTGCATTGCTTCGTACATCGACAGGGTGAGGTTTTTTCAAGAGTGCATGTATCTGCTTCTTTGTGGCTGCGGAACTGGATTCTCTGTTCAGCGACACCACATTGACAAGCTTCCCAGTCTAGTTAAGGAAAAATCTGGGACAAAAAAGTTTACTATTCCTGACAGCATAGAGGGCTGGTCTGATGCCATTGGGGTGCTTGTTTCTAGCTATTTTCAGCAAAAAGATTTATTCCCAGAATACAAGGGTAAAAATATAAGCTTTGATTTTTCTCAGATTAGACCAGCGGGGTCGTTTTTAAGCTCTAGTTCAGGAAAGGCTCCCGGACCAGAGCCCCTCAAGAATGCCCTCTCCAATGTAAAAAGGGTTCTGGATAGGGCGATCAAAGAGAGCAGCCCCGGATCGAGGAGACTAAAGCCCATTGATGCATACGACGTTGTTATGCACAGTGCAGACGCTGTAATCAGCGGTGGAGTTCGACGCAGTGCAACGATATGCTTGTTCTCCCCACAAGACGAGGAAATGGCTAAGGCTAAAACGGGAAACTGGTTTCACGAAAATCCACAGCGCGGAAGATCAAACAACTCTGCACTCCTCCTTAGGGAAAAGACAACTCAAAGGCAGTTTTCCAAATTGATGCAATCCGTTCGTGAGTTCGGGGAGCCGGGTTTTGTGTGGTCAGACTCCACAGAACTTATCGTCAATCCCTGTGTTGAAATTGGACTCTACCCAGTAGACGAAGAGACCGGAGAGACAGGCTGGCAGGCGTGCAATCTAAGTACAGTCAACTGCTCTAAGATAGAAACAGAAAGCGACTTCTACGAATCTTGCCGAGCCGCAGCAATCATAGGGACGCTTCAGGCAGGCTTTGGAAACTTTCCATATCTTGGTGAAGTTAGTGAACGTATTATATCCAGAGAGGCTCTGCTGGGGGTTTCTATGACAGGAATTATGGATTGCCCCGGAATATGTCTTGACCCAGAAGTTCAGGTGCGTGGTGCCAAAGTGGTAAGAGATGCCAATCGAGAGATGGCAAAAAAGATAGGAATAAATATAGCCGCTAGAACAACTTGCATCAAACCAGAAGGCACAACGTCATGCGTACTCGGAACCAGCAGTGGAATACACCCTCACCATGCCAAGAGATACATAAGGCGTGTTCAAACAAACAAAATGGAACCAATATATCAATACTTTAAAACCGTGAACCCAAGGGCTTGCGAAGAATCTGTGTGGTCTAATAATGACAGCGATGAAGTGATAGAATTTTGCATAGAGGTTGCTCCGGGGTCTAAAACAAAAAACCAAATCAGCGCACTAGAGCTATTGGACTATGTAAAGTCGGCCCAAAAAAACTGGGTAATTCCCGGCACGAACAAAAGCAAATGCGTAAAGCCTTGGATTACACACAATGTATCCAATACAATCAATGTTAAGTCCGACGAATGGGATGAGATAGAGACTTTTATATACAAAAATAGAAACTTTTTTTGTGGCATATCACTCCTTCCAATCACTGGAGACAAAGACTATCCTCAAGCACCATTTACTGCAATTTACTTGCCAAGCGAGCAAGTGGGACACTATGGGGACGCATCATTATTCGCTAGCGGCCTAATAGAAGTGGCCTTGGATCTATGGGAGGACAACCTGTGGGCAGCCTGCGACGCACTGCTCGGCCGGGGGAAAAGACCAAAGGGTGCATCCAAAAAGAAATGGATAGCAAGATGCAAAAAGTTTGCCGATAGATACTTTGAGGGAGACATAAGGAAGCTAACTTATTGTATGAAGGATGTTTACAACTGGAAAGAATGGGTTGATCTCAACAGAGAATACAAAGCCGTGGATTATACACAGGTAATAGAAAAAGAAAACAACGTTGTACCGGAGCGGGAATGGGCCTGTGCCGGAGGAACTTGTGATATAATTTAATTATTTATATAGGAAAAAACAGAGCATGACCGTCAGGCCCCCGTGGGATCAATATTTTATGGGGCTTGCCCACTACACCTCTATACGAAGTCACGACGAACAAACCAAGGTTGGTTGTGTCATTGTAAATAATGAAAACCATGTCCTAAGCATGGGGTATAACGGTTTCCCAAAGGGGGTTGATGACTCCGATCTACCCACGAAAAGGCCCGAAAAGTACCCATTTATGGTACACGCAGAGGAAAACGCCGTGTCCAATCTAGTTACAATTAGCGGGGATGAGCTTAAAATATATCTCACTCACTATCCGTGTCATCGCTGTGCAAAGCTTTTATGGCAAAATAATGTCAAGAAATGGTTCGTCGAAGAGAAAAATCTGGTTGTTTCCTATACAAACGACGATAGAAAGGTGTATAATTTATTGGTGGATAACGGTTTGAAAATCGTTGAGATATGCACACATTCCTCTTTAATCATAGGAAGCTAAAATGCTAGACTTTTATTCAAACAGACGTGACTTTCTAAGGATAGGCAGTATTGGAGCAGGGATGTCCGCTCTAGGGCTTTCTGATATTGCTATGGGTCAGGAAGAGGCGCAAGAACTTAAAGATAGCTCTGTCGTGTGGGTATGGCTTGGGGGAGGCCCAACACAATTTGAAACATTCCACGCCCCAAAGGAAGACAGTGTTCCCTCTGAATACAGATCTGTGGGCGGCGCTTTGGTGGACAAGCCAACCGGAATGGCCTTTGGTTCTCATTGGCAAAACCTGATTAAGCAGGCCCCCAAGCTGAATGTAGTAGACTCCTTCACTCACGGAGACTCTTCTCACAGGCAGGCTACTCACTGGGTAATGACTTCCCACTACAACAAAGAACGAAGTCAAACATCTAACTCTATGTTCCCATCTCATGGGTCTATTGTGTCTGCTGTCTATGGTGCCAACAACCCCAAAAACGGAGTTCCTACATATGTTAAACAGGGCAGGATAGAAGGTGAAGATCCAGCGTGGTTGGGCGGAGCATACAAACCCTTCGACCCTTCAAATAAAGACAACCTAACCCCCAGAGTAGACATTGAGAGATTTACAAATAGAAATGAACTATTAAAGTCTCTTGCGGGTGTTAATATTCCTAGTCCATCAGCAGACTCTGTTACCAAATTCAATCAGCAGGCATTTGATGTAATCCTTGGAACAGCTAAAGACGCATTCAACTTGGACAAAGAAGATACAAAAATGAAGGAGGCTTATGGCGACACCCCAATTGGGAAACAACTCCTTCTTGCTCGGCGTCTATGTCAGTTTGGAACAAGGTTTGTTACTATCAATTATGGTGGTTGGGACATGCATGGCAACATCGCAAACGCACTTAAGGGAAGAGTTCCCCCTATCGACAAAGCTCTTGCGGCTTTTGTAGAAGACGTGCAGCAAAGAGGTCTTAATGAAAAGATTCTCTTGATTGTCACTGGTGAATTTGGCCGTACCAAACTTAACGCCAATGCGGGCCGCGATCATTGGCCCTCGATTTCCACAATGCTTATGTCGGGTGGAAGATATGACAGCGGTAGGGTTATAGGGAAGGCCGATAAGTCTTATACTCCATCGGAAAGTCCCTTTGGGCCTATCGATGTAGCTGCTACTATGTTTGATCATTTTGGCATTAATAAGAATATTCAGAGGGTTGACAATGGGGGTCGTCCAAGATATTTGCTGGAAGGTGAAGCGAAAGTTATTTTATAATGAATAAATATATGCAAGCTGTCTATGAATATGTAAAGTCCAAGACTTACTATGCGTATGAAGACCCTAGAACTGGGGAGATTTATTATTATAAAAGAAAGGGAGTATACAGAAAGAATGGGCGTGTCCTTGTTCTAGCAAAAGACTCCGAAGGAGGATCTAGTAAATGACAATTATGCTAAGAAAAGCAGCACTTCTGCTTGGTGTGTTTGGCGTCGGTGCGTGGCTAATGTACTCAGCCCAAAATGGAAATTATGAAAGGCAAGACCTTCTCAAAGGAATAGCCTTGTGGTCACTTATTGGTTCCTTTGGACTATACATATGTTCGACGGGATTACTCAAGTTTCATAGTCGAACTGTTGATAGGAAGGATAACCAATGACAATTAAGTTAACAGAATCCGCAGGAGCAGAGGCTAAGAAATATCTTGAAGATACCGAAGAAAAGTATCTAAGGATTGCCGTGGAGGGCGGTGGATGCTCTGGCTTTCAGTATAATTTAACAGTAGTCGATGACTACGATGAAGAAAAAGATACACTGTCTAATCAACATGGCGTAGACGTTATCGTAGACAAGAAAAGCGATCTATACTTAGATGGCACCACCTTAGATTATTATACCGACATTTCCAAGCGTGGTTTTATGTTTGACAACCCAAACGCAGTTAAATCCTGTGGTTGCGGAAGCAGTTTTCAGGTATAAATTTAATTTTTAAAAGCAAAAATGGGAGATATACAATGGTAGAAAAAAAGAAAAGAAGCAAGTTTAAGATCATGCTTATAGCATTGGGAATTGCCGCAATTATAATCTTTAGTAGTCCCAAATATAAGGCTAAGTTCTTAGAGATAATCGGAATGGGTGGAGATACTTCCGGTGAAGTGGAGGCCCCAGAGGAAAACGAGGAATAAAAGAAACCTAAAAGGAGATAAGTTATGGTTAAACTAGGAGATTGGTTACAAAGAACGGAATGTCCGCTTGCGGGGAAAGCTCCGTTTGACTGACATGAATATTCTATCGCACAGGTTGTGCGTATTGACAAGGAGTATGTTGAGGTCAACTTTGCTTGTAACTGCATGACCTTCGACAGTAGTAATACAAAAATGTGGTATCATGGAGAATATAAGCCCATCGACGACGAATCTTATGTAACACATAAGAAATCCCACGATAGTTGCTGCCTATTTGATAAAGAATTAGAGATTGAATATGCAGCGTAGAAATTTTATCAAGCACTTATCCTTTCTTCCAGCTATACCCTTGGTGGAATCCATACGCGCCAACCAGAAGGATATAAAGAAGAGGGGTAAGTCTGCTATTCTTTTATGGATGGGAGGTGGTCCATCTAGTATGGATATATGGGACCTGAAGCCGAGAGCCCCTACTGGGGGGCCATTCAGACCTATTTCAACTTCTGGAGACTTACAAATTTGTGAGCACATGCCCCACATGGCAAAGCAGATGCATAACATGGCCGTCATTAGGTCCATGAGTACTTCTGAGGCCGACCACACTAGGGGCAGCTACTACATGCACACAGGCTACAAGCCCAACCCCACCATGGAGCACCCAAGCTACGGAGCTGTAGTATCGCATGAACTAAAGCCGGAGAACTTAAGCATACCCCCCTTTATATCAGTGGGCGGCAATAGTCTCGGTGGGGGCTTTTTGGGTGTTCGACATGCCCCCTTTGTGGTAAATAGCGACGGTCGCATCAGAAACCTTAACATGAAGGTAGATGCTCGTTTTCATCAAAGAGCATTTGCATTAGATGTCCTTGAAGATAACTTTATTAACCAGAACAGAGGGTCTATGGCAAAAGACCATAGAGATATTCTGAAACAAACCTTTGAGGTTCTTACGAGTGAACAAATGAATGCCCTAAAGGTGGCAGAAGAGCCAGAAAACGTTAAGGAGAGGTACGGTGACAATAGCTTTGGCAAGGGATGCCTGATGGCAAGAAGGCTTGTTGAGGCGGGTGTTCCGTTTGTTGAAGTAAGTCTAGGGGGATGGGATAATCATCAGAATATTTTCCCAACTTTAAAGGACACGAAGCTTCCAATGCTAGACCAAGGCATGAGCGCCCTTATTGAAGACCTTGAACAAAGGGGCCTTCTGCAAGACACTGTTATTATTTGGATGGGAGAGTTCAGTAGAACCCCTCGCATCAATGGTAATGCCGGTAGGGATCACTGGGCCCGAAGCTGGAGCCTTGCTGTGGGGGGCGGTGGAATGAATACTGGCATTGCAATTGGAAAAAGCAATGAAGATGGAACGAAGGTAGAAACGACACCATATATGTCACAAGATATTATGGCTTCCGTATGCAAGGCCCTCGGAATACCCCTAAGCACAACCTTTACTAGTAAGAATGGTAGACCCATGAAGATAGCTAATTCAGGTAAAATTATTGGAGATTTATTTTCATGATAAGCACATTAAAATGCGCTTGCGTAGCGCTAATGCTATTCGCATTCCCCGTTAGCCATTTGAGCGCCCAGCAAACCCAAGCCGAAGCTCGCATTGACTTACAGATGGAGATAAGCAAAACCGTTCAAGCCATTAGAGCGGTTACAAGACCAAAAGAAATATCCGACAGATCTAACCTTATGCAGGAGTTCAAAAACTTAGAGTATTCTCCAGCCGCTAGAGAGCTTGCGGTTGCGCGTAGGAAAGCCTCGCTCGACGGTAGGTTCCTCGGCCAAATGAGGAACTCTGTTGGCTATCGCCCCATTATTTCCTTTTTTCCTCAAGGAGACATGATGACAGTGGGACCAGTCATCGTTTCACCAGATCGTCGATATGTTAGAATAGGCATTTCAGCGGCCAGAACAGGCATAGGTCATGTCCATACATTTAATTTCTCTACAGGAGAATACCGGAGACTAGACAATAGAGCACCATAAAAAGGGTGAAAACATGCGCAGCAAACTAATAATTTTTTTACTATTATTGAATCTTATTACTACTTTAACAGTCGGCTATACTCTCTATACCAACGATTCCGAATCGCGTGTCTTGAAAGTCCAACAGGAACATGAAAAATTTAGAAACAATGTATATCAAGGGTTAGGTCTTTTGATGAGTGGTCAATCCCAACTAAACATGAATCAAGATAGACTAAATATAGCCCTTTTAAGGATACATCATTTTGCAGAACCTCACGCTGATGCATTTTATGAAAATTGCCCAGAATGCCAACTGGAAAAGCAAAAAATTCTAGAGGAAGAAAAGGACAGAATTACCGCCAGCTTAGGAGGAGACTAATGGACTTTTTAAATATTACTAAATTTTTAGTTATCTTTGCCTTTTGCACCATCTTCATCTGGGATGTTGCAGTTATGCTTTTTGCTAAAGACTTAAGTGCTACAATTAGCTATGCAATATATACAATATCTTGTGAACATCCTATAATATCCTTTGCAATTGGCGTTTTATGTGGTCATGTTTTTTGGCCTCTCAAGTCGTGAGAAATATATGGTTAAAGTTGGCGTAGTCGGATATGGAACAATAGGAAAGCGTGTAGCCGATGCAATACTTCTACAGGACGACATGGAGCTTGTCGGAGTTACTGCAAATACTTATAATTATAGAATTAAAACGGCACACAAAAAGGGAATAAAAATATTTACAATTGATTCCCTTTTACCCATATGTTGGCACAGCATAGATATAGCTGGTAACTTTGATGATCTAGTTAAGCGGTCTGATATTATTGTAGACTGCACACCAAAAGGCACTGGCCGCAACAACAAAAAACGGTATAAATATTATGGAACTAAAGCCATTTTTCAAGGAGGGGAAGACCCCGACATTGGCAAAAGCTTTGTTTCTCAATGCAACTATGATGAAGTCGTTGGATCGGACTTCATCCGGGTAGTTAGCTGCAACACTACGGGGCTTTGCCGAACCCTTTATCCCATTGATCAAAACTATGGCATAGATAAAGTCCACGCCACCATGATCAGAAGGGCCGCTGATCCTTGGGACATATATCATGGCCCCATCAACGCCCTTGTTCCACATTTGATAGTCCCATCACATCATGGACCCGATGTTAGAACTATCATTCCCGACTTGGAGATATTTACCACCTCCATATCTGCTCCCACGACGTTAATGCACATGCACAGCATTACTGTTGATCTCAAAGTGGAACCTACCGTCGAGGAGACCATAAGACTATTTGAGGACACAACAAGGGTTCGCGTCGTACACAATTCCGATGGAATACGGTCAACAGCCGAAATTATGGAATATGCTAACGATCTTGATAGGAGCAGGGGCGATATGCCGGAAGTGTGCGTATGGAGCGACACTATTGGGGTGTGGAACAAGAAGCTGTTATATATACAAGCAGTCCATCAAGAAAGCGATGTGATTCCAGAAAACATTGATGCAATCAGGGCGTCGATGGGAATCTGTAATAAAAACGAAAGCATTAGATTAACAAATTCCAGCTTGGATATATAGGGAGACTAAATGGCACGAAGAAACAACGGCTCAGTATCGCACCCTAGAAGAAAGCAATTAAAAGCAAAGACGCCCAATCAAGCCGAATACATCAATGCCATGGAAACATCTTCCGTAACATTTTGTTCAGGGCCTGCTGGTTCGGGAAAAACAAGCGTAGCGGTTGGGCTTGCCTGTAAATACCTGCTTTCAGAAAAAGTTAAAAGAATAATAATTACCCGACCCGTGGTTGAATCTGGCAGGGGTCTTGGACACCTTCCGGGCACTATGCTTGAGAAAATAAATCCCTACCTAATACCTATACTTGAAGAAATGGACATGTATTTAAGCAATAAAGAAGTTCAGAATTATATGGAAAAAAATATAATAGAACTTTGTCCCCTTGAATATATGAGAGGAAGAAACTTTCATGAATGCTTCATGATTCTTGATGAGGCCCAAAATGCAACATTCGATCAAATCAAAATGTTTGTTACCCGAATAGGAAGAAAGTCGAAGGCGGTTATCAACGGTGATCTCAGACAATCTGATTTAGGTAAAATGAGCGGAGGCCTCCACACTTGCATGGGTCGACTTGGGAACATTGAGGACGTAAGCATCTGCGAGCTTGACTATTCAGATATCGTCCGCAGCGATATCGTTGCTAAGATTTTAATGTCTCTAAATAATGTCCCCCAAGAATAATTTTTTGGCCGGTAATCCCGTTTCAGTGGTACAATACTGTATGGACCTCTTGATGTTAGGGTAGACATATGCCAGAGTATAGTTATTTGTGTAAAACATGTGATCACAAATGGTCTGTTTTTACCACTCTTTCCAAATACAAGGACAGGATTAAGTGCCCTAGTTGCAAAAAAATAAAAAACGTTCACAGGGACTTCTCCGAAGACAATGTGTATGGAGGATATAGTTATTCCCTCAGCGAAACACAAACTCTGGGCCATTATGCCGACAAGCAAACAAAAAAATATGGTAAGTGGAAGTGCGAAGACTTAAAAAGAAGTTTTAAAACAAAGAAAGTTGAAGGGGGCGGAGAGCTACCACAAGGAATGAGTCGTATGGAAAAACCTAAGGAGAGGCCGCAATGGACAAAGAACGAGAAACCAAAAAAGAGAAGGAACAAGAATAGATGAGTAATTTTAAGATAAATCCAGACAAGCCTGTGGAAATAACCAACGAGGACACCGAAGAGGATGTATCCTGTCTTTATTCCGTCATAGGCAAGCACGACTGGCTTGATGAAGAAGGCTTTCCAAGGCTAAACTCAGAAAATTTCGATGCCGGACAGGTTCATGCTAAGGTAGTTAGGGCGAAAGACAGAACCCCAAAGTTCTATGTAAAAATGGGCAGGTACGGCAGGTTTTTTAACCCCATTGGAATCTACAGCGAAGGCACTGAATACAAACAAAAACGTCACGCTGGACACCCAGAGTGGGAACTCAAGTCGGTTCCTCAAAAGGCGTTCAGCTTTTATATAAATTTTTTAAAGACAAAAAATGCCGCTTGGCTTAGTAATGCAGAAAGGGAAGTTTAAAATGGGCAAGTTATCTAAAGCAAAATCTCTCACTGAAGCGGAAAAGTACTGCATAGAGGGCATGTTATATAATGGAATGGGTGCTTCGGAAATTTCAAAAACATTAGGAAGAGACGAAGTCCTCATAGAGGAATTCATCAAGCAAGAAGAAGAGGGTGGTGGCCCAATGACCATTAATGAAACCGCCTCTGGCAGCAAGGGGGTTACTATTATGACAGAGGCTGGCTCCTATAGGGTAGACGAAGCAAAGAAAAAAGACTTACCGAAACCCAGCACCGAGACTACCATCCATAAAATTCATGAGTAAAAAAAGAAGCGACAAAAGCAACTATCCCTCTAGGTACTCCCCTCAGGGATGGGTTTCTGCGCCCCAATACATCACAGAATTTGTCTGCGAGAAAAAGGCAAGAAAAGATAACATAGATCTACCCATTAAATTCTGGGAGATCAAGGAATGGAAAAATTATTTTCGCTACCAAATTACGTTAGCGAATAAGCTCCTAAAGGAGTTCTCGGAAGACGCTATTATGGCTGCCCTCAAAGACAACAGGTGCTGGAAAACCTATTCCTTGCGTTCTCCGTTTCTCCGTAGCATAATTGAAGAGAAGCAAATCGCCACAAAAGAAAGACACTCGGCTGACTATGAAATTATAGACAAGCAGGAAGTAAGCCACAAAACAAACAACAATAAGAAATCTATTATATCAAAGCTAAGGGAACTCGATGGATAAAGACATTATCAAAGAATATGGTAATGTTCTTCACGACGCTAGCTCAATTACCGAAAGACCTCTAAAGGTAATTTCTATCGGGCCGAAGCTAGACATTGCCTTGGGCGGGGGTGTCCCTGAGGGGTCTCTCTTCATAATGACAGGGCCAGAAAAGGTTGGAAAAACAGTCACCGCCTTAAGCTTTTGTGCAAACGCCCAGAAGAATCACCAGAGAGTTATCTATTATGCCAACATAGAGGGAAGGCTGCGGAAGCGTGATTTGGAAGGAATTTCCGGACTTGACCTCGACCCAGAAAAATTGCAAATTATTTCCTCAACGGAGGGAAATATCCTTTCGGCAGAAAAATATCTGAGCATTGTAGATAACATAGTTCACACGAAGCCCGGCGCTGTAGCTGTTGTTGACTCCTTTTCCGCACTGTCAAGCGAATCGGAATTGACCGGAGATCTCGAAGACGTTCAGGTCATGAGCGTGCAAAAAATACTTGCAAAGTTTTGCCGACGCATATCAAACGCTCTCCCCATCAATAGAGTAACAGTAGTGGGGGTTACCCACCTAATGGCAAACATACAGCGGTTTGGGAGAGGTAAGTCAAAAATTGAAAAGTCTGGAAGCGCGCTCAAATATCAGGTTGACGTTAAGCTTCACGCAACCCACTCGGTCCCTCTCATGCAGGGGAATACCCAGATCGGCCAAACCATTCATTGGCAGATAGCTACTTCGGCCATTGGCCCTCCGGGTCAAAAGGTTGAAAGTCACATTCTTTACGGAAAGGGTATCTGGAAAGAAATGGAGATTGCAGATTTGCTTGTTGACTTTGGCATAATTTCAAAAGCGGGGGCTTGGCTTAAGCTACCCAACGGTGAAAAGATTCAAGGCAAGACGAATTTAGCAAAATATTTAGAGGATAACCCAAAGGAATATAACGACTTCAGATCGCAGGTCTTTAAAATGGTGGGATTAAAAGATGAAGGTTAAAACGAAAGAAACTTGTGAGTTCAGAATTTATATAGGCTCTATTTACGAGCCCAATGGAGTCCCCTTCTATGAGAGTAAGCTGCTTATGGAGATAGGTAAGTTCCAAGACAACTATGGGATACAAATACCCGTCAGACTAACTAGAACGTCTTTTGTTTGCGGCCTAGAGTACGGAGAAGATGGCTGGGAAATAGCCATTATAAACTATCCGAAACTGAAAGCTGAGATTGAAGACATTGAATTATTTTCTGAAAGATTAGCAGAATACCTATTGGATGTTTTTCAACAAAAAATAGTCACTCTCGTAACCCCCTTGGTATCTATCATGTATGAGGAAGATCGTGTGGCCCAACCGATGGAATAGCAATGAAAATAAGAGACCTAGACAATCAGGTCCAAAACTGGAGGCTCCACGGACACATAGTTCGGGCCAACGACAGCAGGCCTAAATCAAAGCTTCATCTGAGGGCAAGAGACCTACTCGTACGGCTATTTCCCACGGTTCAAATTCTAGAAGAGGTAGGCATCCCCATAGCTAGAAACGAAAAACTGTTTTTGGATTTTTATATCAACACCCTTAAGCTAGCTGTTGAAGTTCACGGACAGCAGCACTATGAATTTAACTCCCTTTTTCACACTTCAGCACAGGATTTTCTGAATCAAAAGAAAAGAGACGCCAGAAAACGTGAATGGTGCGAGTATAATAATATTACATACGTGGAGTTACCTTATAATGAGGACGCCGTCCAGTGGCATTACAAGATCGAGCAAAGGAACGCCTAGAAGCCGTCGATAGGGTTCTGGACGAATATGAGGGGTCTCTAGGGCTCCCCTCTTATACGGCAGACTTCCACGACCCTTCTGTGCGAGAATACCTGAGTATGCCCAGAGAGCAAATGGAAAAACTTACGGTAGAGGAATGTGCCGAAGCTGCTCTCTTGCTGGGCGGCTTCTCTTTCTACTTACAAAGATCCTATAATAGAGAAGTAGCAAGGGTAAATTGGTGTGCTTCCTCAATAAAGACAATGATTTCTGGCAGAGAGAGCCAGTACTCTGGGTCTTGGGATAGCCAATACCAGCAGGCTGTCCGAGAAGATAGTTACGCATCCAAGATGAACAGAATTAAAGTGTATGCGCAACAAAGAGCAGACAGGATTACTTATTTGGCCAATTCTGTTAGAAATTTTAGCGACTTATTTGTTAACCTTCAGAAAGCAAAGATAAGCAGGACATGAACAAAGAAGATTTAAAAAGAGCATTAAAAGAGATGTCCAAGAAAGAACTCATGGAAGTCATTGCAGAAATGCAAGATGATAAAGCTTCTCCCGATCTACATTCTATTGACAAAACCAAAAAGAACCGCCGCCGAGGAAAAGGTGGAAGAAAGAAGAAGGCTCGTTCCACCAAGACGTTTGGAGCAAACAAGGGGGATAAAGCTCGCACCAGTCGTGTTGATACCTCTGGCAATCGTCCTAACAAGTTCGAGGAATTTATGAATAATACGGTTTTGTCGGGAACAGAAATGCGGGAGCTTGAGGAGGCGACCACCTCAGACAAATCAAACATAGACACCAAAAGGTCTCCACGGGCACGACATTCTTCTATGGTAGAGGTTAAGTGTAGAATATGTGAAAAAGAAGAAACCGTAGCCTCATCTCTGGTTCACGAAGCTGATCGCTATTTATGCAACAGTTGTTGCTCAAGGAAATAACATGATTCTACAAGACTTGCCTGCCGAAAGAGCTATTCTAGCAGGCATCTTTCGCTATGGATCTGATGCCTATCTTGACACGGTAGACATCATTGACGAAAACAGCTTTACGCTAGAGTCGAATATGTCCATATACTGTTGTCTTAAACATATTTTAGATAAAGACGATTCTTCAAAAGCCGACATTCCCTCGATACTCTCCACAGCAAAAGAAATCGGTCTAGATGATTTCTTTAATACTCAGGAAGTATCACACCTGTCTTCTATCATGAAGTTCCCGGTCCTTCTTGGAAACGTAAGGCGCTTTGCAGCCAAAGTAAGAAAGCTACAAATAGCCAGAATGATGTATGATCAGCTAGAGCTGACCAAAGAAAAGTATACCGAAATCAAGGGTGACGAGCCCATATCTCAAATACTGGGAATTGCTGAAGAATCAATATTTGATTTCACCTCAATTCTTTCCGACTCAGACGAAGCCCCCGGCAAGATGTTCGACAACATATCCGAATATCTAGAAGACCTTGCTAATGACCCAGTGGACCAGATAGGTATATCTACAGGATTCAATAGATACGACTTTGCTATCGGGGGAGGTCTTCGGAAAGGAACAGTCAGTGTCATTGGGGCTCGTCCAAAGGTAGGAAAAACTCTTTTGGCAGACAATATGGGAGTACACATTGCACAACGAGGAATTCCAGTCCTCAACCTAGATACCGAAATGAGGAAAGAAGATCATCTTAATCGGCTTATGGCAATGCTTACTGGGGTTCAAATTAATGATATCGAAACTGGCGCGTTTTCCAAAAGTCCGCTCCTGAAACAAAAGGTTTTCGATGCAGCTCAACATATTAAAGATATCCCCTACTACTTTAAGTCCATTGGGGGAATGCCCTTTGAGGATCAGATTTCCATCATGCGTCGATGGCTTGCCAAGGTGGTAGGCTTAAATGATAAAGGCAAAGCAAAGGACTGTGTCATAATTTATGATTATTTAAAGCTAATGGACTCCGCCGAGATCAAGGGGGACATGAAGGAGTTTCAGGTTCTGGGATTTATGATGACGGCACTTCATAACTTTGCTCTGAGATATGAGATTCCAATTTTATCATTCATTCAGTTGAACCGGGACGGCATCAATAAAGAAACTACAGACACTGCCTCCGGGTCTGATAGAATTATCTGGCTGTGTTCAAATTTCAGCATTTATAAGTACAAGTCGGACGAAGAGGTCGCAAAGGATGGCCCCGAAAATGGAAACAGAAAGCTTGTTCCCGTCATTTCTAGGCACGGAGAGGGGCTTGAGGACAGAGACTATATCAACATAAGAATGAACGGAGCCTACGCTAAAATAACCGAGGGTAAAACGGCATTTGAACTAGAGGACAATACACACGAAGATGACCCAGAACAATACTCAACAGAACAAGACGTTCCATTCGTATAAATATGGCGACTTTGGCAAATTAAAACAGTTGTCTAGCCTCGCCGCCCAACACATAGATCAGATCTATGAGTACTTCGGGATCAAGACCGGGTACAAAAACGAAATATTAATGAAGTCGTGCTGCCCTATTCATGGTGGCGACAATCCGACAGCCCTTAATATGTATTATAACGGGGACTATAAGGTTCACTACAAATGTAGGACACACCAATGTGAAGATATATTTGGCAACAGCCTAATCCACTTTATTCGGGGGTGTCTCTGCAGATTTAAGTATAACTGGGAAAAGGAGGGGGACAAGGAGGCCACCTTCGCGGAAGCGGTGGAGTTCTTGCTTGCGTTTCTTAAACAAGACTTTGACTCCCTCAAAAGCGAGACAGTCAATATAGAAAAAATGAAGTTTGGAAGTCTAGTAAATTCCATATCTTCAAAAAAAGCAAGAGGACTTGGCATAACACAAGAACAATATCGAGAAAAGCTCCCGACCGTTGCTCAGTACTACATAGATAGGGGTTTTGATGTAAGCATATTAGAAGAATATGATGTGAGGTATTGTGATAACCCCAGAAAACCCATGTACCAAAGGGCGGTTGTCCCTGTGTATGATAATGATCACAAATACATAGTTGGCTGCACGGGTAGAAGCATATTCCCAAAGTGTGAACAGTGCAACAATTACCACAATCCTAATGAAAAATGTAGACACTTTCCCAAGTGGCTCCACAGCAAAGGGTTTCAAAAGGAAAAGTGGTTGTATAATTACTGGAAGGCCAAAAATCATATCCTAGACACTGGAGTTGTTATTCTTGTTGAATCGCCCGGAAACGTATGGAGACTTGCCGAAGCCGAAATACATAATACTGTTGCAATTTTTGGAACAGCTTTCAACAATGACCAAAAACACTTACTAGATGAGTCAGGAGCGTTGTCTATTGTTTGTCTAATGGACAACGATGAGGCAGGAAGAAAGGCTGCCGCCAAGATAGAGGATATATGCGGGAGACTTTATCGGCTATATTTTCCCACCTTCGATGCAAATGATATTGCAGAACTGAATACGGACAAAATAACATCTGACATTAGACCATGGATAGAAAAAGCTAAAGAATTATATAAAGGAATTTAAAATGAATGACGTAAAGGCGTTTGCGGTTAGTTACCTGTTTCACAAGGCCATTTCCGATCAAGAGAAGGCAAAGCTGTCCCTTGAGTTGCTAATGAATAGGTCGGCTGGAATTGGCGACCACTCAACTGGTGATTTTCATCAGAATTTAGACGAAGCACTCGACCTTCTGGTGGATTCTCGGGATCGTCTAGAGGTGCTACACAGTAGTTATCCAGATTTTTTAACAGATTAAGAAAGGAAGATCCATGACGCAAATCTTAGGCTTTGCGGGTAAGAAGCAAAGCGGAAAAAATACAGCGTGTAATTTCATTCTTGCCATGAAGCTCGCAGAGATTGGTGTCTGCAAAACATCTAGGCTCTCTGATGAAGGAATGGTGGAGATCACAGACATCTTTGGGGAAAAGCCCCCAAATGTTTCCTCAGATTTCTTTCCCTTTGAAGATCCGTATGTAAATGTAGGCAGCCTCTTTGACAACGAGCTTGGGGGTTTTGTTAGGCTCTATGCTCTCGCAGACACCCTTAAAGAAATATCGGTTAAGATACTCGGATTGCGTGAAGAGCAAGCCTTTGGGACAGACGAAGATAAAAACAGCAAAACAAATTTGAGGTGGGAAGACATGCCCGGCATCATATCGCCGGGAGAGTTGAGAAAAAAGGGATTTACAAAAGACCAAGCGGGCTCCTTGGGACTAACGGTTCACGCAAAGGGAAAAATGACAGCAAGGGAAGTCTTGCAGTATGTTGGTACGGACATATTTAGAAAGATGAATCACAACGTATGGCTAGACTCTTTCGTATCCAAAGTTAATTCGGACGGCTCCGAACTTGCGTTAGTATCTGACGTTAGATTTAAAAATGAAATAACGGGCATTCAAGACAGAGGCGGCTTTGTGGTGGGCCTCTCAAGAGACATCTACAGCGGTGGAGACCCACACTCTAGTGAATCGGAGTTAGATGAAGCACTGTCTTTCTGTGATGCAACCGTGGACAATGGGGACCTAACCATTCCAGAACAAAACGAACAAATATACTATTCGGTAGAACATCTAAAAGATGTAATACCTAGGTTTGTAGAGCCTAAGGTAGAAGGCTAAACATGGGAATTCCGATAGTTTATTTTAGAAGCAGTTCCTTCAACTGCCATAGAATGTGCCCCATGCAATATTACATAGAATATGGCTTGGGATGGAGGGGCATCTCCGGCAAGAAGGCTGACAAAGGAACTATCGTCCATAAAATTCTTGAGATAACGGCGGTTTCCAAGAAGGCCCTACAGGAGGGGAAAGCAACAATTAATGATAGCGAAATAGGCAAGATTGAGGTTGCTAATTATGAACCTGACTACTTAGATGGAATAATAGACAGGGTTTATGAACATTATACATCAAGGCTCAAGCATCATAAATGGATTCCTAGCGACAAGAAGCATTGTCACGAGTGGGTATGGAAAATATTTAATGACCACGACGGAATGTTCGATCCCAAAAACAGAAATATTATAGATGCAGAGCCGCATTTTGATTTCGAGATAAACGAAGAGTGGGCTTCTTACGACTATGCTCTTCACGACGGAACTAAGCTTCAAGGTAACCTAGCTTTAAAGGGAACCGTTGACCTTATAACAGACGTTGGTGATGGAGTGTACGAGATCATTGACTGGAAAACTGGCAAGCGTCTTGACTGGGCAACGGGTAAGGAAAAAACGCCAGCCAAACTGCAAAAGGACATTCAGCTAAGGATGTACCACTTAGCGGCCAAGAAGCTCTATCCCGATGTAAAAACGTTTCTTGTTACCATCCACTTTATAAACGACGGGGGGCCATTTACAATACACTTCCAAGACAGCGACATATCGACTACTCTCGAAATGATACGCAAGAAGTATGAGTTAATTAAAGAGACAGAGCTTCCCCAACTTAATAAAAGCTGGAAGTGTACCAAGCTTTGTCCGGCAGGAAAGAGCACGTTCGAGGGAACCCATATAAAACCCCTAATAGAAAGAAGGTTTGGCGCGGTCACTAAGTATGGAGAATATATGACCAAATGCGAGCAAACTAAATATCTCATTGAGAAGCACGGAATTGGATGGGCAACAGAAAATTTAATGGAACCTGATCACGCAATAGGAAAGTATAATGCCCCCGGAGAACTATCGTGATAGAAATTGAAATAACAAAAGAAATGAAAAAACGGGCTTGGAAGAAGGCACGCGAGATGGGAGTCATCTACAACTCCATTATGAAGGGAGGGGGCAATATTGCAGGCTTCCTAGGAGAAGAGATTGCAAATTCTCTAATAGAAGGCACAGTAAATAACACCTATGACTACGACATAACTTCCAAAAGCGGAATCAAGTATGACGTTAAAACTAAAAGGTGTACATCTGCCCCCAAACCCAACTACGAATGCTCTGTTGCAAACTTTAATACCAAACAGAAGTGTGACAGGTACGCATTTGTTAGGGTAGAATTTAAAAGCGGAAGGTGGGGAAGGGCTTGGCTTCTAGGCTGGCTAACTCACGAAGAATATTTTGAGAAATCAAAGAAGCTTACTAAAGGACAGATTGACTCATCAAATGGCTTTGTTGTGCGTGCCGATTGTCACAATGTTGCTATTTCGGAGTTGAGAAAATTTAGGAGAAAGTAATGAACCTCTACGTTCCTCTTCATGTGCATAGCGAATATTCATTGCTTGACGGCCTTTCGCAAACAAAGCACATTGCAAAGCGTCTCGAAGAAATTGAAATTGATACTTGCGCACTTACGGATCATGGCACGGTGTCCGGCGCTGTAGACTTTCATAAAACAATATCGAATGGCTTCAAGCCCATTTTGGGGTGCGAATTTTATCTTTCTGAACAAGAAGCTACCTTAAAAGATCCAACCAATTCCAAACTAATGCATCAGGTTGTTCTTGCGAAAGACCTAGAGGGATGGAAGAAGCTCTTGTCTATTGTTTCTGAATCCAACAAACCAGAGCACTTTTACAAGAAGCCAAGAATTGGATTTGAAAAATTCCTTGAGTCTGCGGCAAGTTCAAGAAAAATAGTTTCTTTTAGCGGCCACCTAGGATCTCATCTCGCAAACGTTGTTTCGGATAACCCGAACTGGAAAAAGGATGGCATCCGAGAAGCACAGAGGCTTCAGGAGGCATTTGGAAAAGGAAACTTCTATATAGAAATTCAGCTTATTGATTCTTTGATAAACGAAAAAGCAAAAGAAGTGGGCGAAAAACTTCGTGAAATTTCTATCGCAACCGGAATACCCTCTGTGGCAACGCCAGACGCACACTATTGCCGCCGAGAAGACGCGCACGATCAGCGAGTGCTTCTTTGTACCGCCATGAGAAAAAGCATTGGACAGATTCAGAGTGAAATCAAACAGGGGAAGTCAAAAGTAATGAGTTCGTTCTTCGAGTCAAACAATTATCATATCCCAACCTATGATGATATGAAACAATTTCACTCAGATGAAGAACTCGATGCCACTTTGGAAATAGCAAACATGTGTTCTGTTTACGATATACTCGGACCCCCCAACCCCCCTACCTTTGACTGCCCCGGAGGCATATCCCCCAACGATTACCTTCGCCACCTGTGCCGTGAGGGGTGGGCGGAAAAAATGGAGCACATAGACAAAGACCATGACATGTTTGATGAGTATGGCAAGAGAGTTAATAAAGAAATCGAGATTTTCACAGAAACAAACCTATCGAGCTACTTTTTAATCGTTAGAGATATCTTGCGATATGCCGACTCAAAGGGCTATCTTACAGGCCCCGGTCGTGGAAGCGCAGCGGGATGTATTGTATCATATCTCATGGACATAACCAAGATTGACCCCGTTCGCTATAATTTAATCTTTGAAAGGTTCTACAATGCCGGAAGAAATTCAGGAAACCGAATATCTATGCCTGACATTGATATAGATGTTCCTAAGTGCGGTAGGTCAGATATAATTGAATATATCAGAACGAAATACGGCAAAGACAATGTTGCTCAAATCGTTACATTTCAAACGCTAAAGGGTCGCGCGGCACTCAAAAGGGTCATGGCAGCCCGTGGAAATATCGGCTTTGATGAACAAAATTCTATAACATCCCACTTACTAGATGAATCCAAAATCGTAGATGAATTACAAGACATGAAAGACGAGCTAGGAACATCCTCTGTTATCCTTTGGGCCCTTGAGAACAGGAGCGACAAGCTGAGTGATTGGTGCTATATTGATGATGATGGAAATTTGCAGGGACGCTTTGCTAAAATTTTTGAGCAGGCTATTCGCCTCGAAGACACAAAGATCATTCAGTCTAAGCACGCGGCGGGAGTCGTAGTTTCCCCTCAGCCAATCTCCGAAGTGTGTCCTATGGTTTTAGACCGCGAGGAAAAAGGCTTACTGGCAGGCTTTGAGGGCCCCAGTTGTGAAGATGTAGGTCTTTTAAAGCTAGATGTCTTAGGAATTAAGATGCTAGATAAGATCATGGAAGTTCCCAATATTTTAATGGGGGCATAGTGCCGTGGGCAACAATCGCGGCGATAAGAGCATATTATAGAGACCTATGCTCCTGATTCCAAAGAAATTAGCGGTGGTATAATTGAATAAGCAACAAGCGGTATCGGAGATAAAGGAACTAAAAAGTGAACAATAGATGGATTATAGTATTCGACTGGGAAACCGATAGCCCAAATCCCCAAACATGCAATCCCGTTGAACTTGCTGCCGTACCGGTAGACCCCAGAACGCTAGAAATAAAAAAGGATCAGGCGTTCAGGGCGACAATACGACCAGACGGAATCGACAGCGAGGAGTATTTCACAAAGGAGCGTCAGGACACAATTGCGTGGCACTCTAAACAGCGAGGGGTCAAGACAGAGGAAATTGTCAAGGGCTGGAAAGCGGGGCAAAGCGAGAAGGTGGTGTGGAAAAATTTCTGTAACTATTGTGCTAAATATGAAGTTGACAAAAAGGCCGGTCAGTGGTATACCGAGCCAATTCCTTCTGGCTATAACATCATAGGGTTTGACCTTGTCATTGCCAATAGGCTCGCTGAAAAATACTCAACAAAATCCCCCTTCTCGAAAGTAACTAAAATTGATATGATGGACATTTTATTTATGTGGTTCGAGAATTTAGATGAGCCGAGTAGCATGAAGCTCGATGCTTTTCGCAAGTTCTTTGGAATGGAAGCTGCCCAAGCACATGAAGCCCTGTCGGACGCCCTTGATGAGGCCGAGCTTATGGTTAAGTTCATGAAGTTTCATAGGCGGCAATCTACAGTGGAAAAATTTAAAGGGGCTTTTGCTAGATGAAAAAATTTGCCTGCGGCTGTGAGTTCGAGGAAGTCAGCGACGGAATCATTTTCAAACCAAAAATTACAGAGATCACCCTTGAGTGTTCAGCTACTTGGGATTTAATTTGCGAAGGAAACACAAAGGGTGTTTTTCAGTTAGAATCTCAGCTTGGCAGGTCTCTTGCAAAACAAACAAAGCCAAAGAGCATAGAGGAGCTATCGGATCTTATTGCTATCATGCGTCCGGGGTGCTTGGAGGCGATGGTCAAGGGAAAGAGCCTGACCATGCACTATATTGACCGCAAACATCATCGTGAACCACTTGAATATCTGCACGAATCTCTTGAGCCAATACTAAAAAGCACGTATGGAATTTTAGTATATCAAGAGCAGGCAATTCTTATAGCCACAGAGATTGCTGGATTCGATCTCCAAGAGGCCGACATCCTCCGCAAAGCCATCGGAAAGAAAAAGGCAGACGTTATGGCAACGGTAAAGAAGTCTTTCCTAAAGAAGTCGGTTGATAAAGGGGTCGTTACTAGAGAGCAGTCGGAGGAGATATTTAGCTGGATAGAAAAATCCCAAAGATACTCCTTCAATAAATCACACGCAATTAGTTATGCTCATAACTCCTATCTAACCGCCTACACAAAGGCACATTTTCCACATGAGTTTTTTACCTCATACCTAAAGCATGCCGTTGGAAAACCCGACACATTTTGGGAAGTACATGAACTCGTAAACAATGCCAAAATCATGGGCATTCAAGTCATGCCGCCCAACATCATTCATATGAATGAAGAGTTTAAGCTGATTGGCAAAAACCCAACCTATGGAATGACAAATGTAAAAAATGTAGGGTCCTCTGTTTTCAAGAAGATGGTAAACCATATCAAAGATAATAATATAAACCTGAGTGAGTGTGACTGGGATTGCTTTCTAATTCTTATATCTCCATTTGTAAACAAAAAGGCTTTTGAGTCCCTGATCTTGGCGGGTGTATTTGATTGCTTTAAAATGCCTCGCTCCAAGATGCAGCATCATTTCAATTTAATTAAAGAGTTTACCAAAAGAGAAATAGAATGGCTACGTCTCTATAAAGAAAAAAATGACAAAGCCACTGCCCCAGAAGCAATCGGACGCATGATAGAAGAGTCAAGGGTCAAGAGCAAGAAGCGTCCCATCTTTAGGCAGGACAGAATATCTATAATCGAAGATCTGCTGGCGACTTACAATAATCCCGGATATGAACTATATGATTCCCCCTCTTGGACCTCGAAGATAGAAGAAGAGCTTTTAGGGATCTCGTTGACATGCAACAAGGTAGACGAATACGATACCAGCAAGTCTAACTGTTCATGTAAAGAGTTTATAGATGGATTTAACTCAAAGGGCGGCATAGTTTTAGCAGTTAAGATAGACTCAGTGAGAGAGTGGAAAATCAAAAAGGGAAGGTCCAAGGGTATGACAATGGGATTTGTCACAGTTAGTGACACAAGTTGCTCTCTTGATAACGTAACAGCCTTTTCTGATGAGTGGGAAAAGTATAAAAAGGTCCTGCACGAAGGCAATACCGTTCTCCTGAGGGGAATGAAAGACAAAAATAGAGGAAGTTTTTTGATAAAAAAGGTAGAGCAACTAACAAGTTAGTTTGAGAAGTACTATAATAAGGAAGAGACATGGATGATTTGATAGAAAAAAACATGGGGCTCGTTGTCTCCGTGGTCAATTCTTTTAAACCTCAGAATCCGACTGAGCGTGAAGACTACATACAGGCTGGCAGAATAGGCCTCTGGAAGGCGCTTAAAAAATACGATCCCTCTAAGGGAGCGGTATTGTCTACATATGCTTGGAACCCAATAAGGTGGGAAATAATAAAGGAAATCAAGTCTGCAAAAAAGGGAAGATATACCACCCTCACGAGGGCCCGATGCCCTATTTATAAAAGGAGAGACGAGCTGTGGGAGTTCTTGCCTAGTATACTATCCGAAGAAGAGGTCAATTTTTTAGAATTGAGAAAGATGGGATACAAGCTGGCTGAAATGGCAGACATTACAGGGAAAACAAGCTCATATGTAAAAAGAATTTTCTACAGGGCCGTTAAGAGAATAAGGGAAAAGAATGAGTAAAAAAAAGGTTTTGTTTGTTACCGAATCCCACAAGCTGGCGTCTGGATTTGGAACATATGCAAAACAAGTTCTTCCCAGACTAGCTGCCACGGGCAAATATGAATTAGCCGAATTTGCAAGCTATGGCGATTTTAATTCAGTAAATAATTTAGATTGGCTATTCTTTAGCAACTCGCCCAACACTGACGAAGAGAGAAAGCTTTTCGACCAACACCCAGCAAATCACTTTGGTTTGTGGAGATTCGATAAGGTCGTAATGCACTTTCAGCCTGACATAGTTATTACATACAGAGACCCTTGGATGGATCAGTGGATATCTCAATCTGCAAATCGTCCCTATTTCCATTGGGTCTGGATGCCGACAGTGGACTCTGCGCCACAGCGGAGAAAGTGGATAGAAAATTTTGGGGAGTGTGATGCTCTGTTTGCATATTCTGAATTCGGGGCCAAAACACTACTGGAACAATCCAACAACAAGCTAAACGTTATAGGGTGCGCTTCTCCAGCTATAGATCCAACCGTTTACAAGCCGGTTCCAAGCAAAAAAAGCCTACGAAGATCTCTTGGAATTGATCCAGAAATAAACATTGTTGGAACCGTCATGAGGAACCAAAAAAGGAAGCTGTTTCTAGAGCTTATGAGATCCTTTAGAATGTTCTTGGACAACGCAGACCCCGAGATAACAAAAAAAACGTTTCTATATCTACATACAAGCTATCCAGAAAAGGCGGGGTGGGACATATCAGCGGGGGTGCAGGAGTTTGGCCTTCAGAATAAAGTTTTGACTACTTACATTTGCCGGGCATGCTCTCGTTTTTCTTGTGCCTTATTTCAGGATGCCATTACCACATGCAAGCACTGCAACGCTCGTTCAGCGGTCATGCCCAGTGTGGCACTAGGGCTTGAAATACCGGACTTAATAAAAATATACAATCTGTTTGATCTTTATGTTCAATATGCTATATGCGAAGGCTTTGGAATGCCACAAGTCGAGGCCGCCGCCTGCGGCGTTCCGGTCGCCGCTGTGAATTATAGCGCAATGGAAGATGTAATCAAGTTTACCAAGGGATATCCCATAAGGGTAAAGAGCTTATATAGAGAAATAGAGACTGGGGCCGACCGAGCGCACCCAGATAACGAACACTTTGCAAAAATTCTAGCAGAACATTTTTCTCTGTCGGAAAGCAAAAGAAACAAGAAAATGCTAGAAACAAGAAGAGCAACCCTCAAGAGATACAACTGGGATCAAACGACCAAAGTGTGGGAAGACTATATTGATTCCTATATACCCACGGGCACTCAAGGCAGGTGGGACGCCCCATACATACACCTTGATATCCCAGAAAAAAGGCCGGAGGAGCTAGCCCCCGAGAACTTGGTTAGGTGGTGCTATGGCACCCTTCTGAAAGATCCGCAGGCTGCATACTCTTATGAGGCAATTGAACTTACGCAGTCCCTTGCTTTTGGTGCGCACGTAGAGAGCCTAGAGCCCTTTACCGTTAATAGCGTTTGGGAAATAATGATTCAAAAGGCTAGGAATAAGCTGCTTTGTGAACAAATAAGGACAGGGCAGCAGAAAATGGTTGTTGATGAATTCATCAAGCAAGCCTACCAAAGGAGAAAACAATAATGGACATTCTTTTCATTGGTCCTTACAGGCAATCCGACGCATGGGGAGCATCCAGCCGAAGCCTAATCAAGTCCATGTCTCTTATTGAAGGGGCAGACTTAACTACTAGGCCAATATTTTTGTCAGACAGTATCGAGTCCAGTCTCGACCCGAGCATTTTTAAATTTGAGTCAAATAAAAAGGCAAGCTATGACGTTTTGGTTCAACACATGCTCCCTCCTTACATGATATATAGCGGGGATTTTAACAGCGTTGTTGGCATTGCAAACTTTGAAACGAAAGGGAACAGCCAGTGGGATAGCCATCTTCACCTTCTTGACAAGATACTTGTATCGACTAAAGCTGAAAGACAGTGCGTGTCAGACAATTTAAGGGAAAAAACCTACTCGATAGGGGTTGCCCAAGAGTCCGACTCTACCAAAAAGAATCCAGCAACCGACAGGTTCGCTTTCTATTCCATAGGAGGAGGCCTAGAGAGCCGGGGAGGGGCAAGGGAAAGCCTTCAAGCTTACCTTACAGAGTTTCATTTAAACGAAAATGTAAGCTTTATACTGCAAGCAAATGATCCAGAAAGGGCGCAGCTTCTAATTAATGAAGTAACACAAGAGGTGGGCCTTTATGGACTACCCTACTACCCCCACGTACATCTGGTAGAAAGCGAAAGCGACCTTCACGATAACTGCCATTGCTTTGTAGATGTAGCCTGTTCTATAGGATTTAATCCGGAAACCGCCAAGGCTCTCCTAAAGGGAAATGCTCCTATAGTTCTTAGAAACTCAGGTAGAGACGAATATGTAAACGACGAAAACGGTTCTATCGTAGATTCCTTTGAGGATATTTTAATATGCCCAGACCGACCTTTGAGAGATATATTTACTGCTAGAGAAAGTTGCGTTAGGCCCAATATCACATCCTTGATGAAGGCCATGAGGGAGAGCTTTGATAACAAAATTGGACTTCTTAGAAAGTCAAGAAAGGGGAGTGAGTCGAAGGAGGCACTGTCCCACCAGAGGCAATCCAAAACAATTGAGGAAATACTATGCTCATAACCTCCAACATAATAAGATCCGCTACCAGAGCTTCTGATAGCCGACCCAAATGTATATCTTTTTGCAGAGAAAACGAAAAGTATCTAAAGCTCTTGTCTAAGTGTGACTGCGATATTTATGTGGTTAAGTACGAAGGGCTATCCGACTGGAAAGAGTCTATTACGAGTTCGCCCGAAAACCTGTTTGTGCTAAATAAAGAGTTACATGAGTGCAATATTTCATTCTTTGATTTTGTAATATGCAATGGGAGGCTCCAAGAATTCGATGTAGCAGACAGCCTTGCAGCCTCCCTACACGTCCCCCTCATTACGGTGGACCACGTAGGCAAGGGTATCTTCCAAAAACTTCCTCTACATTCGTCTGTTTCACCTCCGATACCCCTAGAATCAAGAGTGGGAAAAATAAATGTAGCCTTGTCGGATGACATTAAAAAGTCTTGGGAAGCATCTACATACGGAATATCTATTACAATACCAACAACCGTTGACAGTCGTTTCTTTGAAAAGAAAAAAAAGGAAAAAGAGTTTCTTTTAGACAATAATGTCCCAATGGAAATCATGACACACCTTCAGGGGCTTGTTAGTGAGTTCAATTGCTCTCCACGATTTTATCCAGACAAACAAGAAGACCCTCTAGATTTTAAGTTTTATATAAATACTTGGAATAACATTGACAATAAAACATTAGAGGCCATGGCCGCTGGATGTATCTCCCTATCCCCCCGTACTCCCGAGACAGAAAGAATAATCACACATGAGGAAAACGGTCTTTTATTCTCGGACACACAAGACCTGAGAACCCTAATGGAAGATTGTAAAAATGGTAAGTATGCCGAAGTTGGAGACAACGCCCGAGAGCACGTATCAAATATTTGTTTAGACGAAGAAACGTTTATTAAGAAATGGAAGCAAGTTTTCTCTTACGCTTCCGACTCTTTTTTTATGAGGAATTAAAATGAAAGCCATTGTTTATGTAGACGGAAAATCCTCTCCACCGTTCGAGAATGAAAAAGAATCTATCTCGCTAGTTAACAGTCTAGAAATAGATTCGCTACCAGATGCCGTTTTTGAAGAGGTAGAACTACTAGATGTTCTTGAATTTAGCGATGAGCCAAACATACTAGAGATAGCTATCAAGAAAATCCGTCACGGAGGCACATTAAAGATAACAGGAACAGACGCGTTGCAGGTAATAAAGGGCGCTGCCTTTGGACTGTGCGATCTCCAGCACGCTTCGGAAGCACTGCTTAATGGTCGTAACAAGCTTGTTTCTGCTCACGATTTAAAGAACAAGCTTTCTTCATTCGGATTAAATGTGTCCTTGGTTGGAATAGTTGGCTATAAATATATTGTGGAGGCCCAGAGACAATGAAAAAAAATAAAATACATATAGCGGAACCCACAATAAACGAACTGCACACGGCCTGCTTGGGCTGTGTATTTTCCATAAAGGACAAACAAACCCAGACTGGGTGTGAATTCAACCGACTGGAGGTCTACAGAAAGGTTGGGGCTGACATAATTAAGGCCTATGACGCTCACAACAATGAGTTTAACGTGATAAACATGCGTATTTGTATGTACAAGCGGGGAGAAGAGTGGGGATCAGAAGTACCAAAGTCTGAGAGAGAGGAAACGGTTCTCAGGGAACTGCGCATCAAATACCATGCCATGATTTATTTTGGGGAGAACGACCCCCTAGAAGGTCTAGATAGATCTATGGTGTCTCTGGAGAATCAAGAAAACCCCCCACGAGTTGTGAGCATTATAAATAAAAGGAAAGACATCTCCCAAAAAAAACTTGTGGAACATATATCGGCCGCTGATTATAAAAAGATTGAGTGGCGTCTTCAAACGTTTTTTGATGAAGAGATGGCAGATCGAGAATGCGTTGACATGGTTATCGACAACACAAAGAATGATTATAAAATAATATTTTATATTTGTTTTAATTCTGGATTTGAGATTCCTAGCGTCCTTAGTCAAGAGTTACAAAAGTTTTTTGTAGAAGACATGAGTCGTGCGGGATATGCCCATCCCACCAAAGAAGGTAATGGGGAATTGGTCAATTCTGTTTTGCATCTTAAGCACGGTGGAAATTGCTTCAACATACCTATCGTAGAAAAACTCAAAGAATTTGAAGAAGGAGCTGAAGAGTATATACTTAATATAGAAGACATATGTCCAAGCTTAAAAATATAGGGGTGGTGAGTCACGTATTGAGGTTGCCAATGCAAGACTACAGCAACATCATTACATATTATAATTTACAAAATGAAGATGAAATGCTGATAAAGATTTTTAATAGTCCGACATTTGATATTTTTGGATATCTGCCGCCCGGATTTTTCTTTTCAATGCCCGACAACACCCAAAAAATTATGGATGCATTTAATAAAGAGGAAAATTTGAATGTTGTTTTTGCAAGCAACGAGCAAGACGTAAGGCCGTTCTTCATAAATAAAAGGACTACTAGATCAAAGGTTTTTTCTATTAATGATATCTTAGATATTGCCAATGATAAAAATCTAAACAGAAGGGTGGTAAACGCTAAATTTATTTATGAGCATTAGACATACTAAAAAAATAAAGAAGGCGCTCAAGACCATTGGCGACCTAGATATATTGATACCGGCAGCGGGCCTTGGAAAAAGAATGAAATCTTACGGGCCCAAGTCATTAATAACAATAAAGTACGGGCAGAGCATATTAGGGAGGCAACTCTATCTTATAGATAGTTCTTTCAAAGATTATAATCTTGTGCTTGTTTGTGGGTTTCAGGCCGACAAACTAATGGAAAGCTCTCCAGCAGAAATAATAAAGGTAGAAAACGAACTATACGAAAGCACAAACGTTTGCAGAAGCATAGGCTTAGGACTTAGGTCTATACCACGAACAAAGAGACTTTTAATAATAAATGGGGACTTGGTGTTTACTGAGAATACAATTGGCTCCATGAGTTACGATGGCTCTTGTGTGTTTGTATCAAAACAATCCATGAATGACGGTGAGGTGGGGTGCATTATAAACTCAAAGAGCAACTTGGAGAATTTGATGTATGACCTCCCCACTAAATGGTGTCAAATTGCTTACTTTGAGGGAAAGGAGCTTGAAGCCCTAAAGGATATTGCTTGGGACAGGAACAATAAAAAGCTTTTTGCTTTTGAAGTAATAAATAAAATAATTGATCGTGGAGGGATATTTAAATGTATTGATAATCCTGCTGCAAAAGTGGTGGATGTAGATACGTCTAAAGACATAAAAAGAGCGAGGGAAATAATATGAAGATACTTGTGCAAGCAAAGATTGGCAGGATTGGAGACGGCATAGCCTCTTCCTTATCGTGGGTTCCGGATTTCCACGTCTCTCAGTGGAGTCGTGAGGAAAAACCGATTATGGATATGTTTGACGAGGTCTCCCCGGATTTTTTGATCGTAACATCTGATGTGCTGGACGACAAGGCTTTTAAAATAGCTTCAGGAAGATACCCCCAGACAAAAATTATTTCTGTCGGAGAAGTTAACAACTCAACGGGGGCCCATTTAAGCATATGCAAGAAAGGCTCTCCCCATCTTCCCTCCATTGTTTTTGAAGACGGTGCCATGCTGGGCAGAATAGGAAGTCCGGCCCCAGAACCGTCGCTAGCGTCTGACGTACTGTGCATAACAGACTACATAGAAGGCAACTCAGAAGAGATTGGAATTTTGCAGTTTCTTTGCTCAAATTATAACACTAAAATATTCGGAAATCTCCACGTAAGCGTTCCTAGTTATCTTGGCATCGTCTCTGATCAAGTGAGGGCAAGCGCAATGGCATCTACAAGGGTTTATGTTGATTTGGATGGGGGATCACACTACGACCTAGAGTGGCTAAGGAAGAATACGATATCTAAGTTTGAGAATATTCTTGACCTTAAGGGCAAAATAGATGCGGCGCTGAAAAAGGGGGATCAGGAAATATATAGAATATCTGTAAAAAACCAAACATACTTTGATTTATGCAGTCAAATACTGGGTTTCTTCGGGCTAGAAAAAGAAAGCGCCCATCTTATAAAAAAGAAAGGAGAGCTATCGTGATAGGTATACTACTGGGACATGCATTTGATGACCATGTTGTTGAGAGCATCTACAAGAATAACGAAGACTATTGTCTGTTTAGCACGGGGGCGGTTTCGCAAAAGTATCCCGTACCCTATCTGCAAACCTTGCGCATTTATGACTTTGCGGGCACTGTAATTTCCACAGACATACCAACTTCGATACTCACGTCTAAGCTTAAAATGCCATCCAAGAAATACTTTTACATTAGATCTTTGGAGTGGGTTGGATTTCAGCCCCTTATGTATGAAGAACTAAAAAGTATTTATCTTAATGAAGAGCTAGAGCTTATTGTATCTAATAAAAAAGACTATGATCTTATCAAAAATCTATTTAGAGAACCGAAATATATTGTAAAAGACTGGAATTTTAGTGAGATAAAAAATGATTAAAAAAAATGAATTGTATTGGAGACTATCAGACAAAGAAAGAAAGATTTTTTTGTTGGACGCCTATCACGAAAAAAAGATGAGCTGGCTTAGTATCTCAAAGGAGCTGTCAACATATCCTAACAAGGTCAGAAGGGAGGCCAAGAGGCTCGGCATACAGTCTAGAGATAAAAGCTCGGCCCAAAGAGAGGCCTTGAATCAAGGAAGGTCTGAACACCCAACGGAGGGAAGAGAGCGTAGCGAAGAAACAAAGCTGAAAATCAGCAATAGCCAAGGTCGTGTATGGGATGAACTTACGGATCAAGAGAGAAGTCAAAGATCTGCGGTTGCAAGAGAGTCTTGGGATAAAAAAAGCGAAGAAGAAAAAAGAAATATTATAAGCAAAGGAAGCGATGCTATAAGGAAAGCCTCGAAGGAGGGATCAAAGCTGGAAAAATTTATACTTGGCGAGCTGACAAAAAGAAACTATAGGGTACAATTCCATAAGGAACATTGGCTAAAAAACCAGAAGTTGGAAACTGATCTCTTTATTGAGGACTTGAGAACTGCCATAGAAATAGACGGCCCCTCCCACTTTGAGCCGGTCTGGGGTGAAGAAAACTTAAGAAGAAACCAGAGGTCTGACTTAGAGAAAACGGGTCTCATATTAGAACAAGGCTTAGTTCTTATAAGGATTAGACAAAGAAAGAGGATCTCTAATAGATACTTACGCAGCGTTCTTGAAGAGTTACTTAAGGTAATAAACAAGATTGAGGAAAAATTTCCAAAGGAAAATAAGAGGTATATAGAAATATGAGTAAAAAAAGCGATTTCGACCAAGTTGTAGCCGAGGTTCAGGAAGAAGCAATCCTCGAAAAGGAAGAGGGCGACGAAAAGCCCCCATGTCCCCACGATCCCAGTTGGAGTGAATATGTCCTAGATCACCTTTCTGATAGCGAACTCAAGGAGGGCAACCCAACCGTAGATGGCCTAAGGCGTGTCACGGAAGTTGTTTTTGGTGATATTCTTTCCTCCGTAAGTGACATCCATGACTATGATTCCGGGCGTGGCATTTGCACAATCAAGCACACCCTGCAAATACGAAGGCATGATACAGGAGATCTGCTAACTGTAGATGGATGTGTAGACGTTAATCGCAGTAACATACCTCATCCATTCAATCAGCACTTAGTCGCAACTGCCGATACTCGCGCAGAAGGAAAGGCCCTACGGAGGGCTCTTAAGATTCGTGTGGTCACGGCAGAGGAAATGCAAAATTCAGCCGAAGACGACCTAATGGCAGCAGAGGAAGACATTACAGATCAACAAATACTTGCAATTAATCAAATGTGCAAGAGGCTTGATATTAACTTAAAGAAAGCTGTTCAGTCATCTTGTACCGGAGTTAAGTCAGTAAGGGCCGTTAGCAATCTACAGGGCAGAATGTTCCTTGCGTCTCTATCCGAATATCAGAGAGACACGTCTCTGATTCCAAAGAAATTGACGGGCTATGACTCTAATTGGCGTGAAACATTTGACTCGGGAGGTAAGTAGATATGAAGGCTAGAATTAAAGCATCTAACGATCTGTGGTTTGAGGCAGACGCCGAAACAGAAGAAAAGCTTTTTAAGCAAGTTGCTAGGGTTCAAGAAATCTTTCAACATAATTCCTGCGGTAAATGCAATTCATTCAATGTGAAGTTTGTATGTAGGTTTGATAGTTCTGAAAATGACTGGCTTGAAATTGTTTGCCAAGACTGTAGGGGCAAGCTCATTTTTGGTAGAACCAAAAAGGGTGGTCAGATTTATCCTAAGATCAGATGGGATCAGCTTTCTGAAAAGCAGCAAGAGCAAAGGATAAACGAAAAAAGCTACGCCGAGAAGAATAGGGGATATCTGCCTGATAAGGGGTGGTTCATATATAAGCCACCAGCGGCCTCCTAAGGCCCTCTACGCTTAGTTTTTAAAAGAAGAGGGGGTTTATACCCCCTTTTTTATTCCTTTTTATTATTCCTATACGGAAAGAGTTTATTTAGGAATTTTTTGCGCTCTGAGCACCCACACCCACCCACGCTTGGAAGTACTTCAAATCTCTCCGGCGTAATTCCTATTATCTTTAGTACCTTTTCTATGGTGTCGCCAAGACCCTCGGAATGTTTTTCAATGTTGCCTTCGTTGATTCCAACCTTTCCCATTTCCTCAACAAAAACATTTGCCAATCTGTCGTTCGATTCTTTATTCTCATCAAGCATCGGCTCTTGGGATAGATCTAGGCTCTCTACATTACTTTTTATTTCCGCAGACTCTATTTTTAGTTGCTCTATTCTCTTCCTCTCTTCTTCTGTGAGGTATTCATCAAAAGACTTCCTATAGTCCTCGCGGGTCTTGCATAGCTTATATAGGTCTACACTCATTTCCCTGTTGTAACGATGGCAAAATCCAGCACCCGAGCATTCACAGGGGCTGTACTTAGGCATCTTCCTTGGCTCCATAGGGGAAAATCTTGTTAAGCCATACCTTCCTTTTATCACAATTACAGTTACCACCCGTAGCCTTTGAAATTACTTCTTCAGTTATACCAAATGCCGCCAAAACTTTTGACACCGTATCCCCGAGCCCCTTGGATTTTTTATCTTCTAGTCCTATTCCTTTGCTCTGTAGGGACAATATGGCATTGTCTACCTTAGCCTTTGCCGACTGCTCGGTAAGCTTTTTCTGGTAGGCTGCATTATCTTGTTCAGTATCTCTTCTCTTAACTGACTCAAGAAACCAATCACGATCAGATTGAGAGTTTTGACATCTACGGTGTAGATTTTTAGACATTTTCAACATAAAAAGCTGGCATTCTCCGGGGGTATCACACACACATTCAGAAAGACCGTTTTTATAAATTTCCTGCCTCTCTTCTCTGGTTACTTTTCTATTCATAAATAATTCCTTTTGGTAAACAAATTGTCCTCTTGCCTGTTTTTTTGTTTAATAGATAAGCGATTCCGCAGCTTGCTACTATAAATACTTTATCCTCTAGTTCTGAAAAAAAGTCCGCAACCTCATGACTTTGTAAGAATAATTCGCCCTCCGTACAATCAGATCTATTGGAAAACCATCTCTGAAAGGGATACATAATAAGCTTTCCATATTCAACGTCGATCTCTTTGAGATATTTCTCTGTGTCGTTCCTGTGGGTTTCAAGCTTGCTCGTAACAATTGTCTGGAAAAATGCGCTCTTTTTTATAAACTGAAGGGCGTCCAATTCTACGGCAACGTTTGTCTCGGAAACAATGACCTTTTCTACCCCTCCATCCTTTGGTTCTTGAAATCGGTTTGCCAAGGGGTTTGAAGCAATAGATGCTATCTTTGAGGCGGATCTTCTTTGACATGACAACCACTCGTGCAAACCAACCCTCTGCTCGTACTTATGGCAATAGCCAAAGTCCCGGCACTTGCAGTTGGATTTCTTCACTAGGGGCCTCCCTTTTCGCAGCCGTCCACCGGAGTAATAATTGCCGTAAACCAAGCGGCTTTCTTAGGAACCACATATTCCATTGGCGCTACTCCAACAACCTCTGTATTGAAACAACAGTCACAATTCCAATATACAGGATTAGCCGCACTCCCTAGTCTATATTCCATTCTGAAGTTGCTGGGATCAAAAGGCTCTGCGGGATCATCTTGATAGCTACAGTCACCAGCAACGTGTTCCCAAACCATAGATAAACCGTTAGTGTGGCCATCGGTGACATTTGGGTCTGGAGGCAATGCTTCGGTTTCCAGACCCATTCCCCCCACCCCGTCGTAGCAGCTACACACCCCACCGGCCTGCGGCGGCGTAACGCCCGGACAAATTCCCCACTCTGTTCTAAACTGATAAGAGCATGTTTTACACTCACCCTCGTAAGTGCCTTGCTCTATCGGTATTGCTGCTATCTGGTGATCACAGCAGCATAAACTAAATGTCATCCATATGCCATCGCAATCTATGGATTCTCCGGGGAAATCGGGGCAATCCCCCCCACCACCATCGCCGTTCCAAGTCCCGACTGGGGCTTGAGAGTCGGTGGTCGGTTCGCCGCCGCAAAAACATGCCCCCCAATCCTCACCCGTTTTGTTCGCCCATTTTTCATAAGGATGCTGCCTGCCCCAGTAGGGGCATATCTCCTCATCGAGGTAACAATAATCGCTTGCGACATTTGCGGAAGTGGGGTTATCGGTATAGCAATAGTGATCTTGGAAGTTATCCCAAGTGGCTCTTTCCATTTCAAATTCCAGACCATCCATTCCGTCGCAACAAAATGCTGTTATAACTACCTCTAGGTCACAAAGAGGGGGGCATGTGCAGCATAGGGGTGGGCATCCGGTGCAGTTATTATAGTGGCCATCAAACTCTGTGGTGCATCTGTAGCAACAGTAGCAGCAATCTTCGCCACCCCACGGCCCCGCTAGATAAATTTTTTCATGTTCTGCCATTTCTTAGCATTCTCCTGTAGAATATTATAGGTAATCACCCGGCTGTTCAGTTCCCTCGCAGTCTTCATACGGCAGCACGCCTGTGAATAATCCACAATCAGTAAATCTTAAATTTTTGTATCGAATTACGAGACCACTTCCCCCGGAGCAGCATACGTCGTGTACGACCCTGACGCTCCCGACGCCATGATAACAGAGTGGTTCTATATTAATAGTTATGTCGCACACTTTCGAGTTGCCCGCATATCCAGCGCCAGCATCACAGGAAGTAGGCCCATTCCCGCTAAGACCGCATCCAAGGTTGATAGTTTCTAGCCCTTGTACATAGCCTTCCCCTCCGTGTGCGGTGCTATGCGACGTGGTGTTTCTTTGTCCGCCGGGATATGCCACACCGCACCCTAGGCCTGCGGACAGCGCTGTTTCTATGTACTGATATCCACTTACATCGACTGAGCCTATTGTTTTAGCTCCAGTTACATCATACATGAATAGGCCGGGCCCAGCAATAAGTCCCTTACAGGCTTCTCCGAAAGCGGACGTGGCAAGAATATGGTCTTCTACATACTTCCCACACCAGCTCGATGCTGCTTGAGCGCAAGATACGTTGACAGCTTTTTTTTCACATACTCCGGTAGCCTCGATGTAAACAAAGTCACAATCCTGAGTGGGGCCAGTTTGATCGCTCCTTCCTCCGCTGTAAACGGCCAGCCCGGACCCAAAAATCAATGTTCCCCAATCCGCAATACAGTTACTCCCGAGCTTTTTAATGACAGAGCGACCAGTAGAGCCAGCAGTTCCAGTGGACCCAACGTCAAAAACCGGCACTCTAAGGGAAATAAAGGTGCCTGTGCCAGAGGGAAACTGGTCTCCGCACGAGCCAACAGTGTCGGCGTTTTGGTTTATTGCCACCTGAGCCGCTTGCAGCCCACTCCCCACTATTATTGTATTGCTTGTCCAGCAGCCTCTGTCAGACTGGGCATGGCACTGCTCGCCCCAAGCAATAGAATCATAGCAAATTCCCGTGTTATAGAAGACGGGGGGAGCCCCGCCCACGAGGGGGTAGTATTTACATGCAATTGAATCGTAAACCGCAAAGAAGCTGTCCCCTTGCGCAATATCAGCACCCCAGCTTGGGTTGTTTACTTCAATTGTCCCGGACGTATTAGGTATACTAGCTCCAGCGCTGTCATAAACGGGATTGGATACAGTCCCCATGTCAAGAGCTTGGACATCATCACGAGACGTTCCCGCCGCAAGAATCCCACCCGTATTGGCAGCTTGAATAATCTTATACTGGATGGGCTGAGTCCAAACGCCCCTTGCTCTGTCAAACCTAAGGTCTACAGGAGCAACTGGCCAAGTGTGGGGCTTTCTTAGGTAATGACTCAGGAAGCGGTCAGTTAATCCAACAGCCTTAAAAGTCCCTCCCGACGCGGCTCCTTCGGTGTCTGCTTCGTTTGGAACGGGCTTGCCGTCTAAATCAAAACCCCACCCATGCATTAACATTGGACCTTTCATTGCCAACATTCTTAGAGATTCAGGAAAACTATTGCCCTCTCTTACATATGCATCCAATTGCATTGAGCCTTTTGGAGGAACCGTTCCGTGAGCCACTATTGATATATCTGTGTGATTTCTCGCAGCATTAGGATTATCATCATGTTTATTTCTACCCGGATAAGCATAGGGATCAAAATAATCAATATCAATAATGCACGGCTTGTAAAAATGATCCCCATTAAAAGGAGGGTTAATGTGTCTTGATTGGTGAGGTCTTTCTGTCCAACACAAGTCCCATGGTGCGGCCCTCCCATTGGCAGTCTTGGCATAGCGAGGTAGCATTGTGCCAAGCTTCTGATCGTTACTTACGGGTCTGAAGAAACCATCGTTGCTTGTGATGGCCTGATGTTTCCAATCTTCGGGATTGCCCATACGAAGCGTGCGAGGAGACAAATTCGTTGAATTCGTCAATACTGTAGTGTGGTCATCCGTGGTCTTTTTGCCCTCACCCATCCCGCCAGTTTTTATGGTATTCGCATTTGGAGCATCCTGTTTGCTCTGTCTCTTATTTTTCATATCTTTAAGTGAACGGGAAGTCCTAGTTTCGGCAGCCCTTAATGCCCTTGCAAGCTTATTTCTCTCTCTTTGGGCCTTGAGGAAGGAAGTCCTCTGTCTACCTATTATCTTCAGCCTATTGGCATTGTATTTGGCAAACCTTCCGAAGCTGGGTGAAAAGGTACTGAGTGTGTAATTGGTAGTAAATCCATTCTCTCCAATGTTTATCTGTATGTTTGTAATATTGGGCCCAAATTCCCCATCCCATGAGCCGATATCAATTTTCTTCAGGTCGAAGGACTTGTTGAGAACTTTGAAGGTATCGTTTTGAATGCTCAAGAAGGACATAACCTGTTGTGCGGATCTAAGTTCAGCACCAAGTCTTCTTGTGGGGTGACCGGGGAAGTTTATTGAACCTCTTTCACCTTCTTGCATATAGGTAACGGCAGACCTTGCATGTTCCGACATCACGTTCGGGGAGCCGTTCATTAAATTTGTGTAGCCAGCATACTCCCACGGAACAAGGCCATCGTCGGCAACAAAATGAACCTGACCCGGAGGGCCCTTGAATGCTTGGGGCCCATATCTAGTGGTGTTACTCTTCATTGGAACAGCAGCTTCGCTGGGAGTTCGCCTGCGAGGAACAATTGCTATAGATCCGTCCGTACCTCTTTGGTTGTCTGGGCTGAAGGTTAGGGCAAATTTAAGGTTACTTATATCAAGGGCGGACAGGCCGGACTGGTGAGCTAGTTCAATAAGACCCCCGAAGCTAGGGTCAATGTCAGCTAAATCTTTCTCAAGGCCGCTCATCTCAATTGGATTGTCCACCTTGAGGACAGCCGTGGCATACCCAAAATAATTTAGTGGCTTTTCTTCTACTTGTGCCTTTACATATATTGATTCTATGCCACCTGCGGGAGTATATACAATCCAGTCACCTTCTAGAGCAACGGCACCGGTATTTGTTTTATAGTAACGAGCAATAGGTAAGATTTTATTTACATCGTCAGTAAAGTGATCTGTGGGGACGCCGGGGGTTCCCTCGACCGAATCAACTGGAAGCCCAAGAATGTTCGTTACTCCCGGAGCTGGCCAACCGCCATCCTGAGTTGGATTATCTGAGTACATTATTTGCCCAGAATCTGCTTCGTTACACCAACAAACATAGGGAAGCTGTACCAAAAATTGTTTGCCGTAATAGGTGTCGGCCCAGTTTTGGATAAAGTCGTGTACCTTGCGGAGGTCTCCGTTTTTGGGATCTTGGGGATCTTGATCGGGCTGGAAAGCTATTCCAAAACTAAGCAAGTTTGAAAAGTTTCTACCTATGGTTCCCTTGTCGTTCAATCCAACATGTCCAAAATGAATCTGGGGCCCATTTATATTAAGAACACTCCTCAACTGGTTTCCAAAGTTGGTCCCAACTCCCGCATTATAAGTCAAAGCATAGTTCATCCATGGATCAAAGCCCGCTAGGGCCATCCGAATCTCCCTTTCGTTAATACTTATATAGTGGTTACCGACCCTTCCCGGAGCAGTCCCTCCCGCAATAGTATTCTGTAAAGTTAAATTAAGGGGTCTAATGTCAAGATAAACCTGCCATTCTCCTAGCTCACGGCCTGTTAGTGTGTTGTTGTATGCTACTGTAAGATTATGTGCCGCATCATATCCCCAGAATTGGATTATTTCCCCATCAGATTTCACGGAAAACTGGTCCTGTTGATAAATTGTCTGAACATAACCACCATAAACAAAGGCTTGGGTGGGTTCATTTCTAAGCTCCCTACCAATATTTTTGGAGGTTACATTTACTGTCTCATTTACAAATTCCTCGATATCTCCCAGACTAGGAGCAACTGCACGCTCCACTACTCTGACCTTAATACATTTCTTTTTTTGTTGGGTTACAAGAAGTTCAATGTAATAGTCACACCCAGAATCCGTAAGAACCTGACTAATCATATCAAGGAGGCTAATGCTAGGGCCAGCTATTCTATAGAAAGCTGGGGTAAAGGGAACCTCAGATATATCAATATAGTACTGAGAAACATATTTATGTCCTCCTGCTGCTGCGAGAGCTGCATCTGTTGTGTCTTCGGGGCTGTCTTCTATAATTCCGTAATACCCTCCGTCCGAAGCCTTGTCGGAGTCCGGGTCGGGTCCTCTATATGAACCATAACCATAAGGAGAAAAGGCAGAGGGGTAGCCACTCAGTAGTCGTTGAACAGCGTACCTTAAGCCGCCCGGTCCCGCTGGCTGGTTCCATGGGGTTCCTTCGTTGTTGTTTGCTGCTCCACAGAAGCCTCCTGCGGGCGAACCAAAGCTTGCTCCATTTACAACCGAGTGGGGGCAGGCATATCCCTCGGATTCTAGCCAACCATAGGCATTGATAATATTATAAACAGAACCAACGCCCCCTGCATAGTCACTAACAATAATCTCTAGGTTTTGCAGGATTAAACGGGGGTCAACAATTTGAACTGTATAAACTGGATTTCCACCGGTGCCAAAGTCCTCCGTCCAAGATTGTATAATTCCGGCAAACTCAAAAATGTCTGAGCTGGTTCCAGCATCTCCCCCTATTCTAAAGTAAACAGGGATTCCAATGGTTGGTTTAATAAATCCGGGGTCAGCCTCTCTTGTTTCCACTCTTTGTCCCGGCTTGGGATAATAGACCTTCGGTGTCTTGCCAGCCGGGACTTCGCAGGGGTCATCTACCAAAGTAATAGTAAGTGAGGATTGCTGTTCATTCCAACCCATAGAGCAGCTAACTGACTGCACAGACGAACCCAGAAATATAGTCTGTTCTTTTGGTCCGTATATACTAGTTGGTGCGCAAACCTTTGGCATTTAATTATTTCCTTTACTTAGCAATCCGTATGTATCCATGCGGCGGTTCTTCCCAGCCTGCCCGTCTTGGGGTCCCAGTTCATATTATCAGCAGTTTTGAAGTAGGTTCCGTAATTGTCGGAAATTCCTACTTCTACTGAATCTATAAGTGCTGAATAAAATCCAGTAGGGGCTCCTCCCCAAAAATCCCCGGTACAAACCCCGCTGAAATCGGGCACAACAATTGCCTCTATACTGCACTCTGTTGTTGATGCCGTCTTGGTTCCGATATCCTGTAGTATTGGGCCGTTAACCCTTCCTAGTATTGTTAAGCTTGCATGAACGTCTGTTGCCAATCCTCTCGATATACTGATAGTCTCCGAAAGGGCACCACTGTAACAATTGTCTGGTCTGTTATTATATGAAAAATTATAAGATATTGTCCCCTCATTAGTATTATATGCGAGACTCTTGGAGATTGGTTCAGGCAATAAGTTTAATAATATAGTAGAAGGACTACCTAATCCGCTGTAAGCAGTAGCCGCCCTGTTGTAAAAGAGGGGAGATCCACTTTCCTTGAAGAGATAAGCACTCACGCTTCCGGGATGAACCACCTTATATCTGCCCACCCCAGTTACTGAGTATATAGCTTCGTCCAAATACCTCTGGGCAAGAGCAATAGCCGTAGACATCTTGTTGTTTTCATCGGTCGCGCGTCCCAGAGGTCCCATTTGACCACTACCATCTGCCGTCGATGTTCCCGCAAAACTCTCAAGTCCCTTTACCTCTCCCTGAAGATTAACCTTAACTATAGCATCTTCTAGTGAAGACTCAACATCTAAGCTAAATGTATCTATTACATTCCCAGTAGGAACCCCAGAACCAACATAGCTTCCAGACGTTGGTTTCATAACATAGGTGTCAGACCAATTAAAACTTCCACCAAGAATGTTGATGCCATGATTTCTTTGTGTCAATACTGGATCAGTGAATCCACTGGCCGTCCCCGTAAAGGCAGTAGTCTGCTTTAAAAATCCGCTGGCAATATCGTCAAAGTCAGCCTGTGTTGGGGGGTAGAAATAGGTCTTTGTTTCTGATCCCTCTATGGATTGGGCGCTTGTGTTCACCCCGATCTGAAGCCAGAGGGGGGTACATCCTGTTCCAAACTGGTGGGGTTTTGCTAAAATCTCTACGGAGTAATCCCTTTCATAAGATTGCAGCTCCGCAAATTCAAAGCCAGTTCCAAAGACCCCCGTGTCTGCCGCCATAAAATCGTATGCCCCGCTCCATTGTTTATACGATCCGACATCACCTAATCCAGTCCCTGTAGAGAGGTGGCTTCTTGAAAATAGATCAATAGTGTAATTGATTTTATTTACCCACTGGTCGTTACTATCAAACTGTACCTCATTGATTCTGGTGCCGCTTGTATAGATAGCATATCCGTCGCAAAGGGCATCAGAAGATGACCCCATAAACCTAACTTTAAATAGCTGGCCGTCTTGGTTAAGGGCATATAAGAGATCGTCCTTGGCCCGGAAGCTAGTCATGGCGTTCGACGTTCCATCAAATGAATGTCCTGAAGTTGCTGGTAGCGTGCTAACACTTGCGGCTTCAGCAGTGGTTAATCCTGTACCTCGAACTGATCCGGGAAGCAAGCTTCCATTAAGTGAAACGCGATAGCCTCCACCGAACACGGTTCCGTCATTTGCTTTATATTGTTCCCTAGAGATACTCATAAGCGGCGCAGGCTTAAACTGATAGTCGCCGTAGAATACCTCAACTCCTGTGATTGTCATTTAAAAATCTCCAATTAATTTATATTAAGTGTTCGGGTATGTTGGACCGCTATCATTGCTCATGGGGCTATTCTTTGTCTCTAAAGTATCAACCCTTGCAGCAAGTTGCTCAAACTTTTGGCCAACATCCCTGAATATAATTGCTTCAACAACCTTTCCGATCTCGGTTTGCATATTGTTGGTATTTACTATAACCTCTATGCGAGGAGTTTGCAGTGTTAATTGTATTTCTTTAGGAATTTTTGCCAAAGATCCCACCACCGTTTGAAGCACTCCCACAAAGCCATTGAATAATTGATGAACGGGGCCATCTGCTGCAAATGTTTCTTTAAATGTTTCTAGCCTGCTAACTGTCTCATCCCCGATAAGGGGCGACGCACCAGCTCCCATTGCTTCTCCTGCCGTTTTACCGTTCATCGATATCCCATAACCCCCCGTCTTGGTTCCCGATTGTGATGAATGCATTCCAGCAGGCTCAGGAGGGACTATGCCGACACCCGCTCCCAGCATAGCGGCATTGTTGTCCGTGTATCTTCTGTACATGTCCCGAGAGTTAGCTCCCCGCGTCACGCCCCCACCCATTCCACCCACTCCCGTTGTCAGATCCTTCGTGCCCACCGCCGCTGTGGTCATCGTAAGTGCGTTATCGAGAGCACTAACCCCTCTTGCTACGACTGCTCCGGCGATGGGAATTGCCTGTAGCGCTGTTTCTGCGTAAGCGGCATTCTCACCAATCGAATCAGAAAACGCCCTTAAAGCATCCCTACCTATGTCCCACCAACTGTGAAATCCACCCGGTGGCTCCGTCTCCGCTGTCCCTTCAGCAGTCCGGCTGCTGCTCAAATCCTTGTTCAGCAACCGGCCTGTTCCAAATAATCCCTCGTCGGGGGCCCCGAATCTCCTTCTCGACGTCGGCCAGCCTTCCATCGGCTTCGGCATGGGAACCGTCTTCGGTCCTCCCTCCGGCGGGATGTGCACCGGCATGGGAACCGTCTTCGGTCCTCCCTCCGGCGGGATGTGCACCGGCATGGGAACCGTCTTCGGTCCTCCCTCCGGCGGGATGTGCACCGGCATGGGAACCGGGGGCAGCTCCGGCAGATCACTAAATTTATCCGGCGGCCGTTGTTCCCTATCCGACGGGAGCTCACGGCGCACGCTGTCGCCCGGCTTATCTTCTGGCGGCCGTTGTTCCCTATCCGACGGGAGCTCACGG